TCAGGACATCCACTCGCTTTCAAAATCGGCGGCGGACACCAAGCGGTATCCCTTGCGTTCGATGGCCCCGGCCACCACGCAGGGATCGTCCACGGCCAGCCGGATGACCACCATGCGGCGGTTGGCGTGGTAGAAGGTGCCGGTGGCGATGATGCTCACGCCCAGGTCGCGGATGATGCCCGAGACCTCGTGCAGGACGCCGGTGCGGTCTTCGACCTCGAAGACGATGCGCGAGCCGCCCTGCTTAAGCCCCATCTCCTCGACCAGCACGTCGAGCATGACCGATCGGTTGATGTAGCCCACGAGCTTGCCCTGTTCGTTGACCACGGCCAGCCCGGCCAGGTTTTTCTGGTGCATGATCTCGGCGGCCTGCTCGATCTCCATCTCCGGATGCACGGTGATGATGTCCTGGCGCATGATCTTTTTCACCGTGAGTTTGGACAAGAGGTACAGGGCCTCGTGCTTGTCCAGGGTGGTCATGATGGAGGGCAGGGCCAGGGCGATGTCTTCCTTGCGCACGTAGCCCACGAGGTTCTTGTTGTCGTCCGCCACCAAAAGCATCCAGAAATCGCTGCCTTTGAGCAGCTTGTCCGCCTCCAGAACCGGCGTCTGGGGGGTCACCTTTTTGAAATCCTTGAGCATCTTGAGGCCAACGTACATCGGGCATCCTCCCTGGAGCAGGCGGTGTCGACGATAGGCGCCGCATACGGACTCTGGGTATCGGCCCCACTCATAGCCCAACCCGAATCCTGGAGACAAGCGTTTCCTCAAAATCCGCCCTAAAAGGGCGGATTTTGCAAACTAGAACCTACAGTACGGCGTATTTGGGCGGCGGGATCGATACCATAGCGAATATAAAGGCGACAATAGATACATACCTAGATACTTTCTAGATAGTTTCTTGATATCTTCTAGAAGCATTTCATGAAACAGACGGGGGGGGAAACGAAAAAAGGGTTTGGGACATATGTCCCAAACCCTTGCTTTCTTGTGGCGGGGCCGACGAGACTCGAACTCGCGCCCTCCGACGTGACAGGCCGGTGATGCCTCCCCTTCGCCCCGCTTTTCTTAACTTTGTGCCCATAAAAACCACATCGCCCCACGTCGCCCTGGATCAAAAAACGTATCAGGCTCCCGGCAACTCGTACCCCACCCGCATGGCCTGGATCGCCTCGGCCTTTTCCGTGTCCGTCCCCTCCCCGGCCAGGATCGCGCCAAGCTGATCCGAGAATTTGAGCCGCTGTCCGTTCACCCACCCCTGGAGGGGCGACCACGCAGCGGCGTTGGCGACGATCCTGGCGGCGAACGTCGCCTTGTCCATGCCCCGGGCCGTGGCCGCAGCATCAAGCCATGGCGTGGCCGCGCCAGGGTCAGCCTGGAGGGCCTCGGCCTCGCGAAGCTGTACCGGCCAGGACGCGCGCTCTGTCGGGCCGTATTCGGCCCCATAAGCGGCCAGGGAGGCCTCGGCCAGGGCCGTGATCTCCGCACCTTTGGCCGCCGCTGACTCGGCCAGCTTGGCCGCGTTCCACGATGCGGCGATGATTTCTTGCACCACCCCGGGATCGCCCGCGTAATCAGGTGCGAACTGCGCCGTGCCGTCTTCGCAAAGCACAATCCCGTTTACGGGGTTTCCTGACTCTCTGATTTTGTCAAAAATAATCTGCATATTACCCCCGAATATGTCCTGACATTCTGGTGTAGGCGGCGTTGAAAGTTGATGACGTGGTGGACGATGAGCGCGCCCGCAAGGTAAGCTGATGAAAGCCCTGTGAAAGAACTTCCACACCGAATGTCGGTATGTGCATCGGGAATGAGTAAGCCGGTGTTCCGGACATCGTATCGGGCGCAACCAGGGCGGCCACTGTCAAGTCATACATGTTGATATAGTAAGGGGCCGCGCCGTTTATCGCCGTAAGATGCGCCTCGCCGTACAGGGTGATAGGGTCCACCCCCCAGGATAACACCTCCAGCCGGTCGCCTGCGGCAAAAAGCTCCACGTCTGTGAGAGACGCGACAGCCTTGTTGGCCGCCATTGCCGTAAACACCGGAAGCTGGCGCCGATGGTGGTACGACGCCACAAGCCGCTGCTTTTCGGTGTCCACCCAGGCCGGGCCGGTAACGGGCTGTGCCATGCCCACCAGCGTGCGCGAGGCATCGCCGGTCTTGACCATGACCGTGCCGGTGGAATCCAGCACCGGCACCTGTGTGGATGCCTCAAGGGCCGGGGCGGATGGCGTATGGAGGTAGATGTACTGGAGAACGCCAGCCGTCCCCGTGGGGGCAAGGCTCACGCCCTCGGCCGGAATCTGGGCCATGATGCCGTTGATCCAGATCCACCCGTCAAGGTCGCGGACCAGGACAAGGTTCCCTCCGGATTTCGTCAGCCGGACGCCGCCGTGTCGCAGGGCCGCAGCACTCGCGGGCGTCACCATTTTTTCCGCGTTCGCCCCCGCGAGGACTTCCGCCTGTGAAGCCGGGATGGCCCCGGTGAATGCCTGCCGGGGAAGCGCGGCGGCAAGCTCACGGCGGAGCCATGCGCGAAGATTGATAGACATGGTCACTCCTTACAGGCTCATGGCCTTGATTTGCGCCGCCGTGGGGTTGCGCGGATAGTAGACGACGCTTTCGATAGGCCCTTGCCACATATTCGCCGCCGTGGTCGGGCTTCCGATGCGCGCCGTGGTCAAGCCTGCCGGGACGGCCCCGGCGGTGTCGGTCAAGGCGTCTGCTCCGTTGACCGAAAACTTGAAGTCGTTCGCCTTCCAGGAGAAAGCACAAGCGAAGTCGGTGTCGTTTGGGACAACCGGCCCGGCCAGGGAAACAACCGTTGCGCCGCCCGTGACCACGGAGAAAGACAAGGCCCCCGTGGAGCCACGGTTGATGTAGATGCGGTTGCTGGTGGTCCCGTCGTCGAGATGCATAAGCAATTCGTTGCTGGATGGCATTCCAGCGGGCGTCCTGCCCCTGACGACCATGGCCCCTTCAGCGGTGTTGAAGTCGATGGCCGACAACGCGACGGTCGCCACGTCCGCCGCCCGAGTCACGAGGCCCGGGCCAGTTTCGATGTAGCTGGTGGGAATCGGCCCGGACTCAATCTGGACGTGCCCCATGAAGATGCCGTAGCCCGCCGTCCCGGCGTAAGACGCTACGCCGCCATTGTAGATACTGATTGACGCCCGTACCGCTGTGGATGCGGCGTCCACGATGCAAGATATCGTGCAAAGCCAAAAGCCGTCACCAGCGTCCTTTATGGCCGCCACACCGGCGGACCCGGTGCCAAGATAAGCAACCCCCCCCACTGTGCCGTTGGAGAGGTTGAAAATGGCGTAGGCCCCGTTTGTGTAGCTCCCGTTGGTAAGCTGAATTTTCGCAGAACTCCGTTCACCCGCCTTGAGTTTCTTTTGGACGGTGACGACAGAACCGGCGGTGATCGTCGCCGTGCCAGCGACCCACGCAAAAGACCCCGTGATGGCCGTCTCGCACAGTTTTTCCACGTACCCCACGCCGCCCGGCCCTGCTGCGGCATCCTTTGTCACGGTGATATTCGACAGAACGTTGACATCCAGCACGGCGTTGTAGGCAGAAGACCCGCTTGGCCCGGTGATGGTCCCGGTGGCGGCAAAGGCCACGGTCACATCCCGCAGCCCCAGATAGCCCGTGGCGACGTGCGCGACTTTGCCGGACCCGCCGCCAGATCCCGTGACCGTGTCGCCCACCACGAAAGACCCCGTGAGCGTGCCCGTGAGCGTGATCCGCTTGGTCACGCCGGGCAGATTGGAGTAGATGCACATATTCGTGGCCGCCGCCTCGATGACAAGGCCATTGCAGGCCCCGGTGGCCACATCGAAATCGAATCTGGGCACGTCCACGGCTACCGTGGAGACAATTCCGTTTTGCCCTATCTCCGATCCGGTTGACGCCCGGGAAAACGCGACGATGGCGGGCAACGCATGTGCGTCCGCGAACGGTAGCACCAGGGCGGGGCGACAAGCCGGAAGGTCAGGCACCAGGGAGGCAAGCCCGGCGGGATGCACGGCCAGGGCCGGAGAGGCCCCAGCCTTGGTTTCGTCGGCAGTTGCGAACCGGGACCACCCGGTCTGCACCTCGGAGGCCACCCTGGCGAGGATGGACTGGATCGATGGCGGGAAAAAAACCTCCACGCCTTCAAGAGTCCCCGAAAGGTCGTGGACCGTGGGAATCGCAAAAACCGACCAACTTGCAAGCGTGCCCGTGCCGCCGACAGACCCGGAGACGGCGACCACAAGGGATGTCCCGGAATAGCTGACAACGGTGCCCGTCATGCCCTTGCTGTTCGCCACGTTCCACACGACAACCTGCAGGCCTGGCACGAACCCTTTTCCAGACGCGATGGCCAGCGTGATGTTGCCGGTGGACACGATTGCCAACGAGGTCGTGGAGGCGGCGGTGAGGCCCGCCCCGGCGCTTGCCGACGCCAGGGTGGCGTAGCTGTTCATCTGCGCGATGACGGCGTTGATCTGCGTGGCCAAGGTCGGAAACGCCCCAAGAAAGGCGTCGGCTCGTGCATCGAAATCGTCCACGCTGGACGTAGACGGCGGCGTAGGGATTGCAGAGATTTGGCTGACTGGCATGTTGTTCTCCGGTTACACAAGGCTTTCCAGTTTCAGGGAACATTCGCTCAATGTGAATGGGTTCATGGAGCCTATAACAACTCCAAAGTCTTTGAAGTAACCGTATAAGGTTGTTAATCCACTATTCCCATCTTTGTCGTTCAAAACCCAAACGCACGGAATGGCACGGAGAGACTTCAAGAATCTGTCTATATTTTCCAATGACTCTGTGGATATGTACATCTTGACATCTTTTAAGTCGTGATACGGGCCTTGCTTTAGATATACGCGCCCATACGTCGGGTCTTCTGTTTTCGTTGAAAAATCAACGATCCCAGATGAAATATCACGCATCGTCCTCCCGATGTATTTTGTTCTGCCGTGCTTAATGACTCCTACGGATGCCGTCCCCCCTGGCGCGCTGATCGTGACAACGAGTTTTGTCCCAAAGCCTATCGGGTACGTCCATACGACGCTGCTGGAGTAGTCGAACTCACCAAAGAAATAGTCCAGCCACCTTGTTGTCGTCCGCCGGACAAGATTTACGGTTGTTTCGGCCCCAAGTGATCCGTCAGCGCCATACAACTGAAGGGTCACGCTCTTCCCTTTGACGTTGAACAGCGCAACGCTTGACGTCCGCGTGGCGTCAAGCGTGAATTTCAAAGATTCAGGCCTTGAAGACTCTGTATTGACGTACTGGTCGAACGCTCTCCATCTATTTGTGTAGCCGACTTCTGCCCACTTTGGATCGTCAAGAAGAATGTCGTCAGGCGGATAGTTTCCTATGTTCCCGTCTGCAATAGACTCGTAAATTTTATGCGTCGCCAAAACCGTAACCCTGGCGGCGTTTGCGTATGTGGCGCTCCCGCTGTAAACGGACGGATCGCCGCCCGAGATGTCAGGTTCAGGGATCGTGCATTCCGCAGAGACAAGCACGTCGTCAGTCACCTCGATGGGTTTGATAACGCTGGCCATTGCTATGCTCCTGTGCCCGCTTCTGCTGCGAGGTTGGACCGCTCAATGGCGCGGCTGGTGTCGTATGTGTGGTATGCTGTCGCCCTGGTGTTTTTTGCCACCTCCTGCGCTACCGCCAACAACTCCTTCCGCATCGCGCGGACCTCGTCGCATAGCTCGTCGCTGGCCCCGCCCCCGCCGCCATAGACATGGACAGGGATTGCGCCCCCTTCCAGGGGAACAACGGCCTCTGGCCCGGCCTCGCCAATCGTCGCCAGGGTTCGCTCGAAGACGATGCCGCCCGTGGCAAATTCAGGGATATCGACCACCAAGTTCAGCCAGTAATTTAATTGCTGCTGTAGGGCGCTGACTTGGCTGTTTATTTGCTGAACCTGCTGCATGTATTGGTTGAAAGCTGACCAGTTCCCGGTCATTGTCGCTTGGATTGCAGCTTGGTTCGCAAGGGCGCTTAAAGAAGCAGACTGCGAGTTCAGTGTGGATATTTGCTTCGATATGGTTTCAATGCTTGTCTGCTTCAGTAGATACTGCGAAACGGCCTTGAAATACGCTTCCATGCGCTCCGATGAGTCTACTTCGCTTTCATTTAGCGCATACAGCCTGTCGGCTTCCTTGCGGCGCTCTTCAATGCTGGTCTTGAGCCACGAGATGTATTCGTCCTGGCCCGCGTCGATCTGCGCCACGAGGGTTGACCACTGCGACTGATCCGTGACGCCCGCCGCGATGGTTTCAAGCTGGAGACGCATCTTGTCGGCAAGGTCCACATCGTGGCCGGTATATTTTTCCAGGGATTCAAGCGCGTCCACGGATGAAAGGAGCATCCGGGCCTGATTCTGGTCGATGTTCCCAAGGTCAAGGGTTCCGGCCAAAAGTTCCTTCATGTTCGCGCCGGACAGAAGGTCGCTTTCCGTTTTGCGGGCCAGGGCGGAAAAGGCGGACTCGCTCATGTCCCCCTCGGCCACGCTTTTGGCGGCGTCTGACACCAGAGACAGCTTTTCAAAAAGCTCGTTGGCCTTGGCGACAAAATCCGCGTTCGGCGTCCCGCTCGAAAGGTCTTCCTGCACGCGGGAGAGAAGTCCGCTTTCCGTGGTGTAGAGGTCGGACGCCACGGCGCCGTATTCGCCCTGGAGTTCCGCCCGGGTCGCGGCCTTGCCAAGCCGCGAAACCGTCCGGGCCTTCAAAAGCTGGTATTCCTCGTAGCCCATGCTTTGCTTGGCAGCCTCAAGCATGTCTTCGGCTATGCCGGACAACTCGCCCATAGCCTCTTGCGAGTCGGCGTCGAAGCCCTTCATGGCAAGAGAGAATTGCTTGTTGAAAGAAGCCCTGTGCTTCAGGAAGTCTTCCATTGGGTTGCTGATGTCGTCCGATAGTCCATCAATGGCATCCCGGAGAGATTCGCCAAGGGATTCAAATGCCGTTGCTGCGGCTGACGCTTCGGATGCAAGTTCCTGTAGAACGGAAACCTGCCGTGCAACGGCGTCGCCAAGACGATCAATCACGGATTCCATGTCCTGCGGCTCAACATCAGTCCCCTGGAGCTTCGCCAGCTTGGCCTGCATCTCGTAAATCTGCGTCTCCACGAGCGCGGCCTGCTGCGCATAGGACGCGCCGTTTTTACGGGCGTCGGCAAGCTCCTGCTCCATGCTGATAGACCACCGCGTGATCTCCGCACCTGTCGTCTGTTCGGCTGCAACTTGGCGGCGGTACTTCAATTCCTCGTCCCACGCCCACTCCGCGAACTCGATATCCGCGAGGTCCTGCAGGGAGTCTTCAAGATTTGCGACGTGCTGCGCGATGGTGGCCCATTCGTCAAACACAGACGGGGGCATTGACTCGCCCATGGCTGCAGCATAGGCCGCCCAAAAAGCATCTGTATTGTCTCCAATCCAGTCTTGATTGAAATTTGGAAGGAGCGTGGTTATGCTCGATAGACCTTCCTGGAATTGCGAACGTGAGTAATTTACGCTTGCTGTGGCCCGTTCCTTGTCGCCCATTGCATAGTTGCTGAAAACCGTCATTGCCTGCTGGAAAGCATCGTCGCCGCCAACCGAGTCTATAAGCTGCTCGGAATAGGACGCGAGGATCATGTTGCTGATTTGCTTTCGGTACTGCTCAAGGTAGTTCAGCACGACCTGGCCTGATTCCCCGGCGGCGGCGAACCTTTCCGCGAGTTCTTCGGCTGACTCCGCCCCGTCGAGCATTGCGTTCGTGACGATGGCGGCGCCCGAGGAGAACCCCGTGGCCATGGAGGCAAAGGCCAGCAACACGCCCTCTGTCACCCCGCCCATCTTCTCGAAGTCGATCCCAAGCGGGCCGATGAGCGGCTGCACCGCCCCGAACGCCGTGGCGAGGCGGCGCACGGTTTCGTCCAGGCTTTCCAGGCCCTCCTTGAAAAGGTTCGCCGTCCACGACACGTTGCCCATGGCCTGCGCGGCGGCGCTGTCCTTCATGTTGCGCTCAAGGATGCCCTTGAGTGCGTCCGGGACGCCGAATGCCTGGAAGGAAAAGTTGCGCTCCCAATTCGGGTTGAAGTCGATCTCAAGGGTCTTCATGGCCGCGTTCAAGTCCTTGACCGTGGACTTGAACCGCTTGCGCTCTTCCTCCATCTCCATGGGGTCGGACATGGCGTACTGTGTCGAGCCGTCGCTCATGGTCGTCACGTCGATGCCGCTCATGACGCCGCCTTGGTACATGTAGGACCGGCCCGACCACGCTTCCTGCGGCGGCTCTTCCTCTTCCTCCTGGCCGAACAGGCTGCCCAAGAGGCTTAGGCCGACGCCGACTGCGGCGCCGATGACCGGCATCCAGGAGAAGGAGGATGCCGCGGCTCCGGCGGCCCCCATGAGTCCTGATGCGGACTGGCCAACGTGCGCAGATACTCCGCCGAACAGTCCGCCAGCTCCGGCCGCCCCGGCCCCAATCGCTGAAGCCCCTCCCTGAAAGAGCGCCGACGCCGCAGGCTCCACGAGGCCGCCGAAAAGGCCCATAAGCCCGCCTCCGCCCGATGCGGCCCCTGTGCCGGCCGTCGATCCGCCGCCCTGGAAAAGCGACGACAGGCCGCCTTTGAGCGCCTGTGCCAGCATGTCTTCGGAAAAAGAGATGAAGGCATCGGCCATGCGCAAGAGCATGGAGCGAAAAATGGTCTCGAAGCTCTCGAAGTCGCCCTGGGCTATGCCCCGAAGCGCATCCCCGAGGCTTTGCGCGATGCCCGAGGAAAGATCGTTGGTCAGGGCAAGCATGCCGTCGGCCGTGGACTTCCAGGAGTCCTGAAGCTGGCCCATCTGGGATTTGTAGGAACCGGAATCGAGCGCAAAGACAGCGTGGATGGCCTCGCCCTGGGAACGCGGGGCGTTGGCCTGGGCTTCGAGCTTGCGGCGGTTGAAGTCGTCCCATTCCTGGGCGGCGTAAATTTTGTAGGCCAGTTCGTCGTCGGCGCTTTCCTTGACCACGGACAGCTTTTGTTCGATCAGGGCCTTCTCGGCGTCCCAATACTTTTGGGAGACGGCGGACATGGACTCATAGGCGTCGCGGGTGTTTTGGACCATCTTGGACGCCCGGGCCTGTTCAAGCTGACCCATAAGCGTGGATTCTTCTTCCGTGGCGAGAGACAGGTTCTTGATCTGCTGGACGCGCTCCGCGTACCAAGTCTCGATCTCCCTGGCCCCGGCCTGCTCTTTGAGCGCCGGGTTGTCGGATGCCTCGGCGATGTCGCTAAGGATGTCGGCCTGCTGCCGCAGCGCAGCCGTGGTGTCCTTGGTGACGGCCAGAATTTTGAGGCCCGGCCACGCCTGCTCAAGATCAACCCAGGCTTCTTTGTAGGCCGACACGTCGCCCTTCGCGTCCACCACAGCCTTGCTGATGGCGTCGAATTGCTGCTCAAACCATTTGTCGATGCGCAGGGATTCTTTCTGTGTACCGCCGGTCAGGGAGTCCTGAAGCTGCTCGATCCCGGCCGTGATGTTGTCCAGGAAGGCCGACGCCTGTTCGGCAAACCGGGCGGCCCCCTTGGTCAAGTCGTCGGCCACCTTTTCGGCCTCGCGGACCTTGGATGGGGTGAGGTCCAAAGGTTTTTGCGGTTCGCCAAGGACCGTCTTGTTGACCGGCATCCGGACTTCGTTCGTTCCGCCCGCCGCACTCGCCGCGCCGCGCGTCAGCCCTTCTTCCACGGAACGCTGGTTGCTCATGTTCCCCATGGTCACGGCCGCCAATCCGGCTGCGCCAAGAGCGCCCCAAGGCCCGGCAGCAAGGCCCCCGGCGGCCGCGGCTCCCAGGACCACCAACACCTCCGGCGGGATGCTGGAAAACTGGTCCAAAAACTTCCCCAGGGCGGACACAGCAGAGGCGATGTCCCGGGCAAGTTGGGCAAACCCCGTGGCCGCGCTGTAGGCCATTTCGGGAAGCCTGCCGCCATTCTGCGCCAGCCAGTCCGAAATGAAGGTCATGCCTTTGGCGATGGCCCCGGCAAGAAGGTTGGCGATGTTTTGCAGCGCGGCCTGGATTTCGGGGCGGGTGACGATCTCCTGCATTCGCAGGAGTGATTCACTATAAGCGTCAACAAGGGTCTTTGTGGCCGGGCCGAAGGCTTGCCCGAATTTCAGTTGCAAATCCTGTTCGTATCTTGGGAGAGAGGTAATCGCCTTCCCGGCGGTCTTCATCGCGTTTGTGTAGTTCCCTGCGATGTCAGGAGCCCTGGCCATTGTGGCATTGAATCTGGCTTGAACCTTGTCGTGTTCGGTAAGTTGATCCTTGTTTTTATTAAGTTGGTTGGCGAGGGACTTGTACGAGGCCTCGAAATCCACATTCAGGCCTATTGTGGCAAGGGTTTCCTTCTGGCCGGACTGGATGCCGTAGACGAGGCGGGAAAATGTCTCCGAAGAATTGAGGCCAGCGACCACGGCCGCGTCCTGCGCCAGCCGGGCAAGGTCCGTGGCCTTGGCGAGGTCGATGTGGGCCTGGATAAGTTTCGCCACCTGCTCCCGGGATTCGAGCATGGATATCCCGGTCTTCTGCAGGGCCGTGGCCACGTAGTTGACCTGCGCGGCCGTATATCCGGCGTTACGGCCCACGGTCTCCATGGTGACGCCCAGGGTTTCATACCGGGCGGCCAGGACGGCGCTTTCGCGGATGTAGTCGGCGATTTTGAACGTGGCGAAGGCGGCGGCGGCGTATTTCGCGGCCGTCGTCAGGGTATCCATGGCCGAACCCGTGGCCCGGGCGGCCGTGGACGCCTTTTTCATGTCGGCTTCCATGCCCGCGAGACGTGCGCCAAGCTCTTTCACCTCGCGCTCGGTCAGCTTCCCCTGTTCCCCGAGACGACGAAGCTCATCCCAGAGGGCCTTGGTGTTGGCCTGTGCGCCGGAGGTGTTAACGTCTATGCGGATGCCGGGCATTCTCGTCTCCCTTGTTGGCGAAAACCGAGAATGCGTGGATGCGGAGGGTTGCCCGTCAGATCATGTTTCTGATAACGAGGCCGGGAAATAGGGGAGGCCATGTTGCCCAAGTTCACCACGAAAAGACGCCCGAAATGTGGGGTTGAAACTCATCTCTGCCCGTCGTTCGTATTGAGTGCAGTGAGTGGATAAAGGATTAGAGCCTGAAAGCGGAAATAACCAAGAACTAAACATCAACAAGAATGGCGGGTTGACTTATGGCTACTGCACTCATTATTTGGATTGGCCTTGGCATCGCCGCAGCAATAATCGCAACCAATAAAGGAATGAATGCTCCAGGGTGGTTCGTTTTGGGGTTTATTTTTGGACCCATTGCCTTAATTATTGTCTTGGTACTCCAAAAATCTGGACCTGGTGCAGGGGAAAAGAAGTGCCCGTACTGCGCTGAGTATGTGAAGCAAGAAGCAGTAATATGCAAATACTGTGGAAAAGAGCTACTGAATAACGATAAACGCCCGGAAAACGACGTCATTGAAATCATCAAAGATTGGTCTATTATTAAAACACAAGGAATACTTGGTGTCAAATTTATGAAAAAGTGTGGCAACTGCGAGGCTGTAAATAAATACTTAGCTGTCACATGCAAGGATTGTGGGTGGAAGCCAATTGTAAAATATCGCCAGGAATCTTCGTCATCGGCTCAAGGTGAGTCCAGTCACTCTTAGACGCCGCCACCCGTCAGATGATCGTCTTGCCCCAGGCTCCGTGGACTTCTCGCGGGGCTTCTGGCCGCCCGGGAGACAGAACAGAAATAGTCGGAGAGGCCGCGCCTCCCCGTGGTCCTGGGGCCGGGAACGAACCCGGCCCCTTCCGCATCCACACATACTCGGTTTTCAAAGATCCTCGGCCGATGCTGCTTGGCCGGAAATTTTGCGGGCGGCGCGCAACCGCCCGGCTTATTTTTGGTCTTTTCGAGCCTTCTCCCAGGCGTCACACAGGGCCGGGTACAGCGTCCGTTCGATCAAGAGCACCTTTTCAAAGTCCCGTTCTGTGCCGTCCCTGGCCTGGACCTCTTCCCGGACTGTTCCGGACGGGATGTGCCCTGCCCCGCCCATGGCCCCCAAGGGGCGGTCAAACTCGCTCAGGATTCGCCAGACCTTCCAGGCCAGGGCGTTGGTCGGGAAAAGGTCGGACTCGCAAATCTCGCGGCGCGGGCATGTCTCGCAGGGGGGGGCGTTGTTGTAGATGTCGAAGCACTCATCCTGCGTTGCCTCCTGCCCCCCCGGCTTGACCCGTTCGCACCACGCTAGGAGTTTTTTTCGTCGGCCTCGGCCTCGATGGCGTCGGCGCGGCCGGACTCGGCCAGCACTTCCGTGATGACGCCGCTGTGCATCTCGCACATGGCCTCAAGGGCCGCCGTCGAGTACGGGATGTCCTTGCCGTCGTCGCCGGGCAGGCCGGACCAGCCCCGGATGACCTGGCGGGCCTTGGCCTTCAGGAAGCCCGGGAAATCCTTGAGCTGATAGGTCTTGGTGCGGGCGTCGTACTCCTGGTATCCGCGCGCCAGTTCCGTCTCCTCGGTGGTGGTCATGGGCACGACGGCCCACTTGACGCCCGGGGCGGACACAACCCGGATGGTGCGCTGCCTCGGCTTGAGCGAAAACTTCATGATGATTTCCCCTTGGTCCCCGATTTGTGCGGGCCGGAAGCGGCCGGGGTGTCCGCTTGTCGGGCGCGCGCCCTATCCGGCCCGCGTTTGGGCTATTCCAGGCACATGTAGAAAGAGTCCTCGCCAGCCGTGCCGAGCGCGGTCACGGGGATTTCAAGGACGACGGTCGGCCCTTCGGACCGAAGAGTCGGCATGGTGAGCTTGACCCGGGGGTAAAACAGGCTGCACTTGTAGCCGGGCGTGTCGCCAAGGATGAACTCGACGGTGGTTTCCTCGCCGTTGAAGCCCGCATAGAACTTCTCGGCGTCGGCCTTCTTGAAGTAGACGTTCAGGTTGGTGGTGATCTTGCGGGTGTCCTCGACGTACTCTTCGGGGTACGGGGTCCCGATCACATCCGTCAGGTAGGTCTTCGGCACGTCGATGGTCAGGTCGGTGGAGCGAATACGCCCCTCGACGCCTCCGATGTAAACCTTGGTGTCCCGGCACTTGACGGCCGTTCCGATGGGTGTGGCGTCGGGCAGGTAGCCGCGAATCACGTCGTTCTCGGCCCACCCTCCGGACGGAACGGCCGTGGCCAGGGTCAAGGTTTTGGTGGCCACGTTCACGGCCGTGACCGCAAAGCCGGCCCCGGCGTTATTGGCCCCCTTGGTCACGTTCTGGATGCGCGCGCCGACCGTGAACACCTTGGCGTTCGCAACCACGATCTGCGTGGCTGCAGCCGAAGCACCTTCGGTCAAGGCGGACTGCCCGGCCCACCCCATGCGCATGCCCTGGCCCTTGAGGTTGAACAGGATGGCGTCCTCGTTCTTGAGTCCGGCGCCAGCGTTGTTGACCGTGGCGCCCGAGCAGAACAGGATGAACCAATCCCGCATGATCCACAGGGAGCACGCCGGGCTTGCCGTGGCCTGCTTGTAGACCTGGGAGAGCAGGGTGATGCTGGCGTCATCCAGTGCCGACGCAGCGGTGGTCCCGGCGTAGCCCCGCGTGCATCCGGTCAGGTTGGTCGCGGTCTTGGCGGCATACCGGATCTTCTCGGCCCCGATCTGGATGACGCCCGCCGGGGGGAGCTCTCCGCCAGCGACGGTATCGTAGGGGATGGTCACGTCATCGGCGTCGATCCCGGCCACGGCGTTGACGGCGGCGGTCACGGCCCCTGATTCCTGCTTGCTGCCCTGCATGGACTGGAAAAGGATGTCGCCCTGCGGGGCGGCGCCGGAACCGGCCATGCGCAGGTACATGGGAAGCGAGAACTCTGCCGGGGGCATGGCATCCGGGAACTGGTCAAGCACGTCCAGGGTGTCGGCCAGTTCTTTGGAATCCGTGTAGGTGGGGACTTGGTTCAGCGACGGCTCCCCGGCCGGGCAAATGAAGTGCTCGGCGGAGGGAAAAACGAGGGTCCCGGGAGTCACCTCCGGAACGGCAAAGACTTTGACGCGCTTGGATTTGGCGATGTCGGTGGACATTTTTGGGCCTCCTTGGGCGGAAGTTCCTGGTTGTTCCAGGCCCTCCGGCCTTCAAGAGGCTCCGGGGCGCGACGGGACGGGGCGCGGTTACTGTCGGCGTCTGGGCCGATGTTCGACGGCCACGCCCCCCCTGAAAACGATGCGCTGCTTGCATCTCGGGCAGACGATGCGGGCAAATTTGGGTTCCGACTCTTCGATCAGTTTGCCGCACGCCGGGCATAGGTGCTTGACCAGCACGGCGGCCGGAGGCGGCATGGTGGCGAAGTCGGAAAAATGGTCCATGGTCATTCCCCGATCCAGGCCCACCAGGGCACGGCGACGTTGACTTGATAGCTGGTCGAAAGTCCTATGCTTCCGCCGCCACCCTGTGAAACGAGCGTCCCGGCATCCTCGCCAATATCGTTGGAGTACGGCTCTCCGCACTCCACACCGCCCACATCCTGCCTGCGAAAAGCCGCCTCGATCTGCCCGGCCAGGGCCAGGGCCGCGCCCGATCCGAGGCCCTTGGGCGCAAAGACCTGGACGATGAAGACGCCTGTGCGCCGGGAAAGCCCCTCGCGCCCGATCTCGGCTTCAAAGCTCTGCCCGGGCCGGAAGGCCGGGCGAATCCAGGTCGCCCCTTCCGGGGGCGTGAAGGCCACCCCGGGCCACGCCACAGGGACCGTGGAGACGGCCGTGGCCAGATGCCCCTCAAGAGCGGCGCGGACCTCGTTTACGGTCATGCCGTCACCTCGTAGCCCATGGACTTCGCGGCGCGGCCCAAATACTCCGTCATGGCGGCCAGGGCCTTTGCCACGAACCCGGCCGGGGCCTGCTTGGAATGGCCCTCTTCAAGGGCCTGGATGTATTCCAGGTTGTTGAAGAGGACGTAGTGATCCGAAATAGGGAACCTGCTCATGACCTGGGAAAGCGCGGCGTTCATGTCCATGTTCCCGTAGTCGCCCTCCGGAAGCTCCCATTCGCTCCAGTCCGTGCCCATGGACCACGACCCCCGGGCCCGGCCGGTATCCACGGGCGTGCCATTCATGATCTCGCCCATAAGGTCGAACAGCGCCTTGCGAATGACCTTCTCGAAAACGTCCTGCTCGATCTTCTCCCCCAATTCCTCAAGCGCCCTGGCGAAGGCGTCCGCGTTCGGCTGGATGTCGGCGTACATGGCCTACCCCCTCACCTGGAGAACCCACGTTGCGCCCACGGCATCCTGGCCCACATGGATGATGGCCTTGGCCGCCCCGCCGATGACGGCCTTGTCGGCGGTGGTCGGCGAAATCGAAAGCTCGGCCTGCGGGATGATGACCTTGCGGTCCGTGGTCAGGATCGATGTCCCGTCAACCTCACGCTGCCCGTAGGTGGTGACGATGCCTGTGCAGGCATTGTCCACGGGCGTGCCCGGGGTGACAGTGCCCGTAGCAGGGTTATAGGCGCCCGTGGTCGGCGTGCGCCGGATGGCCATGGCCTGCGGGGCGTTCGTGGCCCCGAAGCCCTTGGCGACGGCGCTTGCGGCCAAGGTGCGGATGTCGATGGCCACGCCCTACCCCCTCACCAGCTTGATCCCGCCCCCGGCCTGGATCAGCCCGGCCAGTAGGTCGCGGATCGCGCGGAAATTCGTTCTCGACGGCGCCCCGGCCGACCATTGCAGGCTCACAGCCCCGGCCACGGACAGCGAGGTCAACGAGTCGTCGCGGGTTTCGTCGGGCTGTAAGGTGCCGGCCGTTTTCAACTCCCGGTACGCGGCCTCGGCCAGGGCCTTGACCACCACGGCAGGCACGGCATTGGAGTCCAAGGCGTAGCCCTCGCGGTCGTACATATTGGACCGGGGCCAGGACAACGGGTTGTCCCGGGCGGCCTTGATGCCACACCAGGGCAGGGCCTCGATGTAGGCCATGGCCCGCAGGATGGCCGCTTCGCGCTGTGCGTCGGTCACGCCCGTGTCCGCCCATTCGGCGTAGCCCATGGCGGCACAATGCGCGGTCACGGTCGCAATGGCGGCGTAGGTGTTGGCCCCGGGGACCACGGCCCCTGTTTCGACGATGAGCGCCATCTAGTCCGCCCTCTCGATGTCCGGCAATTCGGCTTCTTGTCCCGCCAGACTGTGTGTGCAGTCCTCAAGAAATCGAATGCGCCCATCGGTCACAAAGGAATGACAGCGCCGATCAACGGGCGGGTCGCCATAGGTCCACTGGACAAGGATCGAAGGGGTGATTGTCGGTTTCTCCACGCTGCCGTTCCACTTCCAGCCACGAGTTCCGTCGATCACAACTTCGTGGTCGAAGCCGCAACCGGGACAATGGATGGCCAGCCGCTTCCCGGAATCGCGCAACTCACCTTTCATACGGCCCCCACAAAGGCGGCGTCAGGCCGCCCGAAAAGGTCTTCCGCGAAGCCGCCTATGGCCCGGATGCGGTCGCCCATCTCGTTTTTTACCGGCGTCCACCCGGCCCGGTATCCGTCATACGGCCCCGTAAGATGCACGCCGATAACGACGGCCCGGGCATATCCCCACACGTCCAGGGCAAGCTGCAATCCGATCATGGCCGAACTCCCGTACATGTGCCGAACCTGGGCGACGTTGACGCCGGGCCACGACTGGGTTGACCACAATTCAGGTCCGGGACGCTTGCTCCCCCAGCCGGGGAGAAGGTCCGCGTGCCACGAAACCCAGAAGCGGAAATTATTCGGATACCAAAGCCCGGCGCGGTTGACGCAACAGGCCTCATGCGGCCCCGGACGAAGGTTCCAAAAAGCTTCAAGGTCATGTCGCGCCCCCGGTGCGTCGCCGACGATCAGGCAGAGGCCGGGGGCATGGATTCCCCCACGGCGGCCCGGATCACGGCCAGGATTTCGTCTTTCTTCGTCGCCTTGGCCCCGATGGTGATGTCGTGTTTCCCGGCGTAGGCCCGAAGCTCCTTGAGGCTCATGCCGTCCAGCGGGTCGGCCGAGGTAGACGTTTCCGGGCCGGGTGCGGCGGGCGGGGAGGTGTCGGGCTCCGGCTGCATTTCGGCCAGCCTCGCCCGGCCGCCCCGAATCTCGGAATCGGCCAAGCCCTGCGGAACGACGGTCACAAGGGAACGGTCTTCCAGGACAACGCAGTCGTAGCCGAAGTGCCGCTCATGATCCCCGGGGTTCCCGGTGGATTTGAAATTCATGACGATGGTGGGCATCTCTTGGATTCCTTGGCATGGGGCGCACACCTCGCGGCATACGCCCCACGATCCGGGGTGCTAGTTGTTGATGCTGGTGAGCCGGGCCAATCCGCGCCGATTGAAGTTCACGAAATTGGCGTACATCTTCACGCGCCAGATCAGCGTATCCTTCGTCTCGGACTCTCCCACGGGGCTGACCACGACGCCGACCGGGACGTTCTCGGGATGAATACCCGCAACGCCGACCTTGTTGGTGCCGTCATCGAAGCACCCGGCCCATACGGAGGTCAGGGCGCCGCCGGTCAGGGCCGCGCCGTTGGCAGTCTCGGTCAGGGACAGGAACTCGTTCTTGAAAATCGGGACGCCCTCGTAGCCGATGGTGGTGCGCCCGCCAGGGAGGGTGACAACCCACTCCGCCGGAGTGCCACCCAGGGCGCGAAGCAGGGTCTTGTAGGAACGAATGGTGCGGGCGGGCATCATAATGAAGTCCACCTGTCCATCCTTGGCCTTCACGAGGTCCAGGAGTTCATCCAAGAGCGCGAGGCTCAAGGCTCGTCCTTCGGAGGCGGTGACGTACTGTCCGGAGTCGCACAGGGAATGCAGGGAGTACATCTGCGGGGACGCGCCGTTACCGGTCGCCATGCCGGTCTGGAACAGGCGGCCGATGGTCTTGGCCTTGGAGCTGATCTCCACGGCGGTCTGATCGACCCCGGCCGAAGCGGACTGCGCCTGCACGAGGTTGTCCATTTCGGCGTCGCCGATGATCTTGGTGGCCGAAAAGGGAACCTGCGCGAAGGTCGCAGCGGCCTTATGGGTGATGGTGTCGTCCACGCTGTAGAACCCGGCGTTGCCCAGGGCGTTTTCCCGGTTCACAAGCAGCGCCTGCCCGGTGTAGCCGGTGAAGGGTAGGACGTCGTACAGCGGATTGATGGAAATGATGTCCTCGGCCACACCGGCAACGATCTGGTCGCTGATGAGCTTTTTCGCTTCGGCAAGGGTCTGGGAAGCCATGGCTGTTTCTCCTTACGAAAGCCCCCGAGCACGGAGGCCCGCCGCGATTTTCGCGGTGCTGGTCATGTTTTCGGGAGGCGTGCCCGGATTGGGACCGCCTTGTCTGGCCCCGCCCCCGGGGAGGGCCTTGCTGTTCACGAGGTTTTTGTTCTCGGGCTGCTCCAGGAACGCCTTGACCGCCTCGGCGGCGGGCAGGGTCTTTTCGATGCGCTTGTCACCGTCCAGGACCGTGACCGTGGTCTTCGGGACGTACTGCCCGGTGGGCTTGCCTTCGTCGTCGCGGACCTCTTCCAGGACCGTGCGCCCGGCCAGAAGCCCGTGGATTTGCTCGGCGCTGTAGGCCCCGGCTTCCTGGGCGGCCCCGAACAGGGTGGCCTTGATGGTGGAGTCCGTGAAAAGCTTCTGGAAATGGTCGGCCTGCGCCTTGACCTTGGCTTTCTCGCCTTCAGCCTCTTCCTTGGCCTTCTTGACGGCCTTCGCGGCAAGCTCTTCCTTGGTCATGACCTGGCTTTCGAGTTCATCCACCCGGGCCTTGAGCCGGGTACGCTCCTCGTCGGTCATCTTGGCGGTGTCCAGGACGGCCTGAAGGTCGGCCAGGGCTTTTTTCTTCTCGCCCAAAAGCTCGTTGTTCTTGTCCTTGAGCCCCTTCACATCGGCCTCGGGCACCACGCCGCCCTCCACGTCCAAATGCCACGCCCCGTCCTTTTGGACGTAGGCGGAACGCAGCGCCTCGGGCACTGTGTTGATGTCGGTCACCTTGAGTTGAAGACCCATGATCCCCTCCGGGGAGTGCGCCCGGCCCCAGGCTGGACGGTAGACGTTGAAAAATGAAAAAGCCGCATTCTCTTGAGAGATGCGGCAAGCATAGCAAGGGTTTCTCGTTTTGAAGCCGGACATTTGCGGCCATATCCGGACATTTGCGGACAAATCCCGCGCCCGCCACATCCTGGACCGCCGACTTATTTGTTGAGAAAATATTAACATGCTGATTTTTAAGGTAATAAAAATTTGAATGAATAGTTGACAAAATGTAAGCATAGACTTACATTATTATCAACAAGCAGGCCGGAAGGACATAAACCAAAAAGGCCCCAGCCGGTGGCAACCGGCCAGGGCCAAAACCAAGGGGCTAGCCCCAGGCTGTAGGAAGCAAAAGGCTAGCCCCTCAAATGCCGAAAGGCAAGGGGACAAACATCATGACTTACGCACTGACCAACGCCGAGATCCAGGCCAAGACCCCCTCTGTTTTCGCCTCCGAACCGTGGGAGGGCGTTTCCTCGCGATACGTATTTCTCCCGACCTCGGCCGTGGTAGCCCGGCTCCGGGCCGAAGGCTTTGAGCCGGTTCGGGCTTTCCAGTCTCGGACCAGGATCGAGGGCAAAGAGGGGTTCGTTAAACACACGTTGCGTTTTCGCCGACGTGACGACCTCGACCGGATTATGACCAAAGACGACCTCGGCACCCTCATCCCGGAAATCGTGGTGACCAACTCTCATGATCGGGGAAGCGCCTTCAAGGTTGACCTGGGCATTTTCCGGCTGGTTTGCACCAACGGCATGGTGGTTTCGGATGGCCTGTGCGAATCGGTTTCGGTTCGCCATTCGGGCCGCCCCGATGATGTGATCGATGCGGCTTTCCAGGTGATCGAGGCCGCGCCCCTGGCCCTTGACTCAGCCAGGGATATGCACGCGCTTACGCTCTCCCCCGGGGAGCAAGCGGCTTTTGCCACGGCGGCCCGGGAACTGCGGTGGCCGACGGAAGATGGCGCCGCCCCTCGGGTGGCCCCGGAAAGCATCCTGCGCCCCCGCCGCTATGACGACCGCAGCCCGAGCCTGTGGGCGACCTTGAACCGTGCCCAGGAAAACATCATCAAGGGCGGGGTCAGGGCCCGTGGTGCGAATGGCGAGATGCGCCGGACCCCGGCCGTAAACTCCGTGGATGGCGACCGCAAGCTTAACAAGGCCCTGTGGACCCTGGCCGAGGAAATGAAGCGGATCAAGGCCGCGTAAGTTTGACCGGCGAGGCGGACGAAGGCCCGAATAACCTACACGACACTTCAACAGTTCCGAGCAACGGCCCGGGGCCACAAACAGGAGCAACCACATGTCTTTATATTTCGCCGCCTCCGGGCTCGCTTGGATCAGGGGCATAGAAAATTTTGAAGAGATCATGCCCCAGGAGCGTTTTTTTAATCTTCTCCATGCGTACAACGAAGCGAGGGGGTATAAATGGGTGGATAAGCACTTTATCAATACGATCATTTGTATCGCTGGCCGCGAAGCTAGCCGCCCATGTCACCGGACCCCTCGCGTTATCAAGGGGTGCCGATACCGCATGAAATATCACTCGCTTCCGCTTCAAAAAAACACGCTTCGCGTCGAAATCATGCCGCCTTCTGACCGCTGTGGATGGGCGCTGAAGCCTGGGAGAATTGGTGGAAGGCCGGATGACTACCATCCGTGTGTCAACGCCGCGTGAACCCAAACGCCCCCCGGCCGGGGAGATATAAGCCATGAATGAAATGATCCCGCGACAAACATTGCAAGCCCTGGCCGATAACCACACGGCCGTTGCCGCCCTGGTGGAGGACGCTTTTCGCAAGCTCGGGGAGGCGAAGCGGATCATGAAAGCCGCCTTGGGCCAAAGCCACGACAGCCTTTTCCATGACCGAATCAGCGACTACGGGCTTGAGGAACCGGACAAGCCGACAAGCGCCATGCGGGAATCGCTGGTGATGATTCGGGAAAACTTCTGGCACTACACGCTCCGGCAAACAGGCATCCACGACATGATGGGCCCGGAGGACCGCGCGCGCATGAACGAGATGTTTTCACAGCACGCGACGCCTGATTTCACCGAAGACAATCTCCTAGCGACACTCCAAGGACTATGTGAGAGCCGGGACACGATTTTCAAGTCTTGCGTCGAGAGCTGCTATCGACGCCTCCGGCCTTTGGATTGGAACCGCCGACACAAAACCAACATACCCTGGAGGGTCGGGCCGAAGGTCATCATTGAGCGCGTCTTCGGCGTTTGGGGATGGGTTGACCGCGAAGACCTGTTGTCCGACCTGGATAAGACCTTCCACTTCCTTGACGGTCAGGGCTTCCCGGGCTACCCGGGGAACCTCTTGACCACGACACGCGGGGCGGCCCAGAAGAAGCTTCCCGCCTTTGAAACCGACTATTTTACATGTCGAGCCTACTATAAATCGGGGACCTTGCACGTCGGGTTTAAGCGCCAAGACCTCTTGTCACGGTTCAACCAGATCGGAGCGGTCGGCAGTGAAAACGTCCTCGGGGGATGAGATGGCAAATCTTGACGACCACATGACAACGTCCGAAGCTGCGGCCTTTTTGGGGGTCACAAAGTCGGCCATCTGGCAAATGGTGTCTCGCGGCCAAATCGAACCCGTCAAGATCAGCCCCCGAACTTCGCTATACCGCAAGGCCGACATCGAGAATATCAAACGCCGGATGGACGCGGGAGAAATCCGGAGGGGGCGGCCAAGGGGCAGCGAGAAAGAGGCTTAAAAAGTTCTCAATTTGAGAACTTTTTTATTGACAAGGCCGGGCCGGATGGTAATGTGTAGCCATGAACGGGGCGGAAAAGAAAATGCGGGTGATCTCCAGGCGGCGCTTGCGGGAATATTGGGAAGGGCACGCCCAGGCCAAGGCCCCGTTGATAAACTGGTATAATGTGATTTCTTCAAGGGCATGGGGAAGCCTTGTTGACTTGAAGGCATATTTCTCGCGTTCTGTTGACGATGTGGGGAATGAACATTTTGTATTTAATATCGGTGATAATTTTCGCTTAATAGCTATCATCAACTTCACTGCTCAAAAGACTTTTGTGCGGAAGGTTATGACCCATACAGAGTATGGGCGCATAAAAAACATATCTTCTCTTTAGCATTGAACATGCCTCAAAAGCAGGGGGCGAATCATGGAACGTCTGATTAAAACCGAAGCAGAATATGAGGCGGCGCTGGCGAAGGTTGAAAGCCTTATGCACGCCAAAGCAGGGACAGAGGAATTGGATCGTCTGGAGTATTGGTCGCGGCTCGTCGAAATCTATGAAGATGAGCACTACCCGATGCCGCAGCCGACCCCCCTGTCTGCCATAGAATTTGCCATGGACCAGCAGGGTCTTTCTCGGCGCGACCTCGAACCCTTCATCGGAAGCAAGGGGGTTGTGTCTGAAGTTCTGGCTGGCAAGCGTCGGCTAACCCTGGAGATGATCCGACGCCTTCATGCCGGGCTTGGTATCCCCTTGGATACGCTGTTTCAGGACCAACCCGATGACCCCGATCCGAACCCCGACCCGTGTTCCGCCCTGAATAGCCCGGCCATCAAAGAGATGGTCAAACGCGGGTGGCTTAAAGCCATTGCCGAGGCGGACGAAATGCGCGCACAGGCAGGGCGATGGTTGGAACAAGTCGGCTTCGCCTCTGTGGCGCCGGCCTTTTGCGCCCGTTCCTCCACGCGCCTCGGAATGCGTGGCGATGCGTCCTGCGTCCTGGCTTGGGTCGGGGGCCTGCGCTGCCTCGCCTCCGCCACTCCCCAGGGTGGCGTTTTCGACCGGGCGGCCTTGGACCACGTCTTTTTCAAGGGTCTTTTGGAATTGAGCACAGATCCTCGCGGCCCGGCCCTCGCCCGTGACTATCTGGCCAGATTCGGCGTCTGCATGATCGTCCTGAAGCACTTTCCCAAAACCTATCAGGATGGGGCGGCTCTCTTCGTTCCTGATGGTCGGGCCGTCGTGGGCCTGTCCTTGCGCTATGACCGCCTGGACTACTTTTGGTTCACCTTGCTCCATGAGCTGGCGCATCTGGCCCTTGGGCACGTCGAGCCGGGCGGCTTCATGGTGGATGACCTCGACACGCGGACCATGGATAGGGTCGAGAAACAAGCCAACGCCTTTGCGGCTGATGTGGCGATCCCGTCTGAATTATGGGAGGCGACGCCTGCCAAGGATCGAACCAAGCCGAGATTCGTCTTTCAGACCGCAGAAGCTCTCAAGATCAGTCCGGCCATTGTCGCCGGGAGGGTCAGGAGGGAGACTGGCAATTACAAGCTGTTTTCCCGGTCTGTTGGGAGCGGAGAGGTTCGCGCGCTGTTTCCGGAGTGGCGATAGGGGCGGGTAGCTGTTTTGCAACCCGCCTTGCTTATCTTCCCCCGTCCGCGATCCTGTTCAGTTCTTCAAGCGTCCTTTGCGTGAAATCCTCTCGCAAAAGATCCTTCACCCCGATTTTGCCTTCCTCAAGCAGCTTGACCCGGCCAGGGCCAAGCGTGGTGGCGCGCTTCTCGGCGTCGGACAGGCTTTGAAACCACGCATCGGCGTCCTTGGCCCGGGAGACGCGCACAACGGCGTTTCGGTTTCCGGCGTCGATGTTGCGAACGACAAGCTCCCCGTCCGCGCCTTTTTTGCCCCGCACCACCCACCTGTCCATTTCGCCCTGGAACTCGTCGATGGGGATGCCAAGTTCGCGCATGGTGATGGTGGCCGGGCCCCGGTTGCAGCGGCACCGGGGATGTAAAGGGATAGGCGGCCCCTTGCCCACGTCGAACCGGCAGCCGTGCAGGGCCAGGCACCGGGGGCAAACCAGGTTGTCGCCGCTGGTCAACCATTTCCAGCCCTTCACCACGCCCGGGTTGGCCTTGAAAACCATGTCCCGGGCCTCATTGTTGGCCGCGCTCACGAAGGTGCGCGTCAGGGTCACGGCCTCGTTGCGGGCCATGCCCATGCCCTGCTCGACCCGCTTCACCAACCCCGGGTAGCCCTCGCCCTTGATGACGCCCACGTTGATGGCCTGCCTGATCTGGGCTTGCACCGTGGCGTCAAAGCTGGCGTCCACCCATTTGTCGATACGCCTGCCGCTCAAGGGCGTGGACTGGAAAAACGCCTGAAGCTGGCTTTGCGTCAGGTCCACGGCGTTGACCGCCACATGTGACAGGCCGCCCACGGTGAGCATGGCGGCGGCTTCGGCCAGGGCAGGCCCCCCGGCTGTGGCGGCCATGGCCACATACTGCCCGGACAGGGTTTGCCGCAGCGCCAGGGTCATATCGTCCATGGACTCGAGCAGGGATTGCAGGCGTTCGGCCTTCCAATCGCTCATGCCCTGGAACTTGGCCCCGAACTCGCGGAAGACCTCGGCCCGGCCCTGGTCGAAGGTGGCAAGGATTTGCTCAAGCGCCGACGCCTCGAAGATGTCCAGGCGATACCGGAACGCGATGGCCCGGGCGCGAAAGTACAGGTCCAGGAGTGCTTGCGAGCCCCTTTCCATGGTGCTATGCCGCCTCCATGGCCGAAGGAAAGATAACCGACCCGAAAGAGATTGCCCGCCTGCACGCCGAATGGGCCAAGCTGCCGCCCATATCCACGCACATGACGCCGCGCCGCCGGGCGCAAGCCGCCGCCGGGCGACGGCTCATGGTCATGGAGAACATGCCCCCCGAGGTCGCGCAGACCGATCCGGAGTTTGCCGGAAAGCCCGGCGTCGAAGGGCCGAAGGTGGACGCCTCCATTACGCTGCCTGACCTTGATTTGCCGGATTCGCCGTCGGAGGATGATCCATCCCGCCGAAAGCCGACGTAGCCGCCGCCTGAAACGTCCCCGCCCGCTGTTCCTTGGTAATCCGCTCGTTTTCCTGCCCGATGTCGAAGTCATCCGCGAAAATGCCGCGCCGCTTCTTCTCTTTGAGGTAAGTTTCCCGGCTGATGATGCCGCTTTTCACGTCGTCGGAAAGGCCCTGAAGCGCCACGGCATCGTCCATGAGCGCCGGGCGGAACTCCGTGTTCACCACCAAGCTCGGGGCCTGGACTTGGCCGCCCATGAACACGCCCATGAATACCATGGCCTGTTCAAGCGCGTCCTTGAGCTCCAGGGCCCACCCCTTCAAGGTGGAATCGGACTCAGCGGACGATAAGGCCGATTCGGTGGCCGTCACGTCGCCGGTGCGGGGCATAAGAAGCTGCAAGCCAAACAGGGCCATATCGGCCTTCAGATCCTCAAGTTCCTGCCGAGAGGCCGCCACGGACGGCGCATCAACGCCGATGGGCTGGATCCTTCCGGACGGATCGGAAATCTTCGTCAGGGTGCCCGGCCCCCACGGCACCTTATCCTCCGGCCCGGCCCCGGCCGCGTACATGCCCGGGGAGCGAACCCAGGTCATGAGTTGGTTGTGTTCGGCCTGCTTCTGCCAGTGCTCGATATTCTTGTCGGCCAGGGCCTCAAGCGCCGGGGCGCAGGTCACTTCATCCAGCGGTTTGCCGGGCCGGCAGAAGGCCCCGGGAATTTCATCGCCAGGAAGGGCGCCCTCCTTTTTCTTGACCCATTCGTCTTTGTCCTCGTTCTGCTTGCGCCAAATCTCGTACCCGCCGGGCCGAAGCACGCGCACCTGAAGCCGCGTCTTGTCCCCGGCGTCCCACTCGCCCTGTTCGGTGTAGGTTTCCAGGATGCGCAGCAGTGTCAGGCGTTTCTTGCCCTCCTGGACCTCGTAGCGCCAGCCCAGGACGTTTTCGGCCAGCACACGGACCAGCTTCGGCCGCAGGCCAAGGACGGCGCTTGCCTCGGCCGTGAGCGGTTTCCACGCCTCGATCCCGGCATCGTCCTTGGACAGGTATTCCCTGGTGCCGTTCGGCCCGGGGCGCATGTTCACGCTCTCGGAATCGACCAGGATCAGGCCGAAGCCGTCATTGAGGCACCCGTGGAAAAACCGCTTCGCCCACGTTGTGATGTTGTTGCCCTCGCCGTCGATGTTTTCCATGAGGGCGTCGAACTCCGCGCCCTTGGCCTCGCCCTCCTTCTCCATGGCCACGTCACGCGAGAACACCTGTCCGGACAGATAGGCTAGGGTCTTTTCGTAGCCGTTGAACAGCGTCGCCCCCTGCACGCGGTCTTTCCATTTGGCGTCGTCCTCGCCGTCGTACTGCGGCAAATACCGGACCCCGGCGGCGCGCATAACGTGAAGCCCGCCCATGAGGTCTTTGGTGACCCGAGCGCGATCCCTGTAGGCCGCTACCTCGGCGCGCGGCGTGGCGACGTTGATTTTTTTGATTTCGGCCATGGTGGTCATCTCCTGAATCCCCCGGTTTGTTGCTGGGAACTGAAGGTGCGGGTTTTCTCCAGAATCCGGTATCGCGTGGCGTCGTAAATGTGGTCTTCGGCGTCGGTGTCGATGTCGTCCCAATTCTTTTCGCTGCGGGGCAGGACCGGGACCGTGCGGAGAAAGTGCCGGCAGGTATCGAAAACGAAAAATCCCGGCTCTTCCATGGGGGTCTTGCACGAGGCCGAAAGAAATTTCCTGAACCGCTCAAGCCCGTTCACGCGGCTCCCGGAGGACTTGTCCGCTCGATCCCACCGGACCCCGACCCGGGCCATGTCGTCGCCGATGCAGACGCCATTTTGGGCCTCAAAAATTGAGCCGTCGGCCGGGCCAGGGACGACCTTGAACGAGAACCCCTTTTCGGCCTCCACGATCTTCCGGGCGATGTCCGTGGCGATCATCCGGCATCCCTCGTTCGGTTTGCCGTTCCAGCCGTAATACTCCGCAACCAGGAAGAGGGTTCCCCGGGGCCATGACTTCCGCGTCCCGTCTCGCAAAGTGGCCTCCGTTCCATCCGACTCGGCCCACCAGCACACGGAAAACGGATGACTCGAACCCCAATCGAAAGACCTGTCCACGCGCCAGGACTTTGGGACCGCAAACGGCGGAATCTCGTGGACGGATTTGCGCCACAAGTCGTCAATCGCGCCTCCGGCCGTGATGTTCCAATCCCCGTGAAGCCACGCCTTGCGCTTGTTCTCATCCGTAACGGCCTCAATGTTTTTGATGTATTCCGGGTCCGCCGCCAGAAGGATCTTGTTTTCGCAGATCGAACCATGGATGCACACCCTCGGCCGCCCATGCTCATCCCGGACAACAACCCCTCGCGGCGCAGGGTCAATGAATCTGGCTTTTACCCAGTTGTGCCCGGCCCCGTAGGGGTTGGCCGTGGCCCTGTACTTGCGAGGGACGCCGGGATGCGATGACCGGCAAACCGACGTCATGTCTTCGTAAAGGCCAGAGCTTGCCCAGTTGGTGAGTTCCTCCCATCCTATCCATGGATATTCATGGCCGTGGTAGTTCCAGTAGTCGTCTTTTACTTTCGCCGTGCGAAAGAGCAGTTCTTCGCCATCCGCAAAGCGCCACTTGTAATCAGACTGGCTCTCAAGGAATCTTGCCTTGGGAAATATCTGGCGAAACCACTTCTTCGACTTGGTTACTACGTCCGCAAGCTCCTTGTACTCCCGGCGGAACAAAATCCCTCTCCACGCCGCGCCGAACCCCTGACCGACGTGTTGGGCGAAGTCCATAAGCAAGGCGTCCGTCTTGCCGGGGCCACGCGTGCCTTCGTACAGGCATTCAAAGATCGGGCAGGCCAGGAAGAGAGTCTGCGACCCGGCTTGCGGCGCCCACGTGACCTTAGCCATCCACCTTCCCGATTATGGCGGCTTGCTGCTCCTGGACTGCCTTGCTCCATGCGTCGGCATCCGTGGCGACGCCCGGAACCATGAGAACGCCGCCGGTGTTGTTGACATCAGCCTGGATTTGCTGCTTTGTCGTGAAGTCAGGGTCACGCCTTGACGACCACCACATAGAGACTTCAAGGTCACCGTTAAAAATTGCCTCTACAATGTTTCCACGGGCAACATCTGTTACGGAGTCCCTTTCGTCGTCGTATGCTTTTTTAACCTTTGGAAATTTTTCAAGGTATGCATAAACCGTCGCGCGTTGACAACCTAACTTCGCAGCAATCTCGGTTATTATGCCGCCTGTCCCTTCGATAGCCTTAATCACCCTGGACTGGCTGTACTTGCCGCGATTAGTGCGTTTAGTTTTTTTCTTTTTCTTTGACTTTTTTTCTTGCTTTTTTTCTTTTTCCATATGAAAATACCGCCTATGCAATCGTTAGACGCAATAATCCAGCATGTTCGGGCTAATAGCCCTGACCCAAAGAAGTGCCTGCTTTCGTTTTCCGGAGGCAAGGACGCTTGGGGATGCTTTTTTGCGCTTCGGGAACACTTTGAAATCGTTCCGTATTATTACTATATGGTGCCCGGGCTTGAGGTGGTTGAGGAATACCTGGCCTACTGCGAGAAAAAGATGGGCGCGCGGATCGTTCGCCTGCCCTCGCCCGTGCTGCACATGATGTTGGACGGGATGGTTTTTCAGGCCCCGGAGAGATATCCGGTGCTCCACGCAGCCGCCCTGCCGCAGTTTCATTGGGACGATGTGAGCCGGTTGGCCGAAATTTCGGCCGGAATCCCGGAAAACTCCTGGACCGCCATCGGGGTTCGCGCGGCCGACTCGATCCAGCGCGCATCGGCGATCAAGAAACACGGGGCGTGGAACAACGGGCGCCGGGTTTTTTACCCGATTTGGGACTGGAAAAAGCCCGACATCCTCGACGCTCTCAAGGCGAACGACGTAAAGCTTTCCCCGGAATACAAGGCCTTCGGCCGCACGTTCGACGGCCTCTATCTGCTTTATGCATGGGGCCTGAAAAAGCACTTCCCCCGGGACTACGCCCGGTGCCTGGAATTTTTCCCGATGATGGATCTGGAGATTTTTCGCCTGGAGCGGGCGATTGAGCGATACGGCTCCATGGCGGCGCTGCCCAAGGCCGAGGCCCTGGCCGCGATGGATGCGCCAAAGCCCGAGCCGCAAAAACGCTTCACCTTCTCCAGGCCCCAGCCCAAAAAGGCTGCGGCGAAAGCCATGCCCACGGCCGACCGCTATTCGCGCCTGAACGCCCAGGCCAAGCAAATGGCCAACAAAGACGCCTCGATGACCGAGCCGTCTTTTTGGGTGTCCATCTATTTTTCCGATGCCTCCCGATTTGAAATCGTGTTTGAGGATCGGGCGCAAAAAGACCACTTCTTGGGGGCGCTCAAGCTCGTTTCCCATGGGGATATGTTCCTGGACGGCGGCTTTGTGGCTCAAAAGATGGGCCTGAAGGTGCCGGGCGTGGAATACTCCAGGCTTGCAGGCCGCCCCGCGAAGACCCCGAATCCCCTGGCCGACCTGGAGGCTACAGGCGACCCGGAAACGGAATGCCTCGCGGACTACGAGGCGCTGCTCAAAGCGTTCCCCAAGGCCACACCCCTTTCGGGTGCCCTCGCCGAGCGATTTTTGAAAAAAGCAGGCTGGCTTGATCTGCATTGCAACGGCCGCCTCTGGGGCCATGATCTTGCGCCCCGGCTTGGCGTTGACCTCCCCCCGACCACATATTTCTACCGGCCGGAGGCGAGGCCTGACGCCAAGCTCGAAGCGTTTGTGGTTTAACGGCGGAACTTCTTGCCCCTCGTGATCGTGGGGCTGCCTCCGCTGCGCTTCGCCATCGCACGAATGAGGTTCGCGCCACGGGCGCCGCCCGTTCTGGCGGCCGCCTGTCCCGTTACCCTCGCCACACCTCTCCTGTTCGGAATCGCCATTGGTCATCACCTCCTCGTTTTACGTTCAAATTCGTGCGGGAAATCGTGTACGCCAAAGGGCGCAGCTCACCCGTAGAAACCCCACATCATCGGCCTTGGTTGCCGCCTCTCCCTCGCGAAATATCGAGCCTGCCTTGCACGCCAGCGGTCGTTGTTGACGGGGCTTAACGCTGGATTCCCCCGGCCCAGGCTCAGGCGATGATGCCTTCCAAAAAGAGGCGCTCGTTTATCCGTCCACCCCCGGCTTATTGGCCTGCGGGGGTATATCGGCGTCCGGGTCGAGACGCCGCGAGGTTTTGGCAAAATCTGGCCAGGGCATCCCCTCCTGGCTGGCGGTGGCCGGTCTTTGGCGTGGGGGGCGCTGTGCCGGCCGAATATCAGCCCCCGGCCGCCTTCGCGGCCATGTGGGCGTTAAACGTCACAGTCCCCGGCCGCGACCAGCATCCGCCGCGAGAACACCCGCAAGAGTTCCGTCCCGGAATATCCGGCCATGCCGCACAGCCCGGCCTTGACGCCTTGGGAGATGTCCGCGCTGTCGAGAAAGAAGTAGGTCACGGCCCCGGCGAAGGCGGCCACAACCGCCGAAACCGCCAAGTCCATGACGATGACGATGGGGCGACAGGTTTTCTTTCGACGGGCCACCAGGGCGCGGACCACGCCGCCCATGCAGGCCAGGGCCACAGCGGGAACGGCGTCAAGCCACTGCACGATCCAGTCAACCTTTTCCGGTGTCGGGGTTTCGGGGGACATCGGGGTCATGGCCTATTCCCCCTCCAGAAGCCGCAAGGCGTGGGTCGCCTCCGGCCGTTCAAGGATCTTGCCCGCGCACATGCGCATGATCGTGAAAGCCCTGGCGCTCGTGTCATCCATCCCCACGGGTTCGGTGAAGTCCTGTTGCAGCCGCGCGTACCTGTCGCCCAAAAGCGCCCGGCACTGATGATCCGTGACCTCGGAAGCGGCCGAAAACAGCACGTCGAGCAGTGGGCGCGCCCACTTGGCCAGGCCCCAGCCCCGGGCCTTAGCGGCCAGATACGGCCGGTCCTCGCGGCCCGTGCCCAGGGAGACAAGGCGTGTCCCGTCGAGATTCCACCCGGCCTTTTTGGCTTCGATCAGGGCGGCCAGGGAGGGGTTGTTGGCGGCGACGCCGCCGTCGATGCAGGACATGCGGTCGCCGCTGGCGCTGACGATCTCGACAGGCTCGAAATAGGTGGGGGCTGCGCTTGAGGCCATGGCCAGATCGACCAGCCGGTAATCCCGGGACGAATCACGCTCGGCTTCCCAGGAGGCGAAAAAGCGGGTTTTGCGCGCCTCGATGTCGTAGGCGCAGACCATGCAGCATGGCCCAAGCTGCGAAAACATGCGGTCGCCGAAAATCTCATCCAGGCCCCGGCGCAAGCCCTCGTTGCCGTACTGCTCATCGGCAAGGCCGAAAAGCGAGGTCAGGCGCTTCCCCAGGGGCTTGCGAAAGATCGCCGGGCCCTTGAGGCGGTAGAACTCGGCCATGTCGGCGGCGGAAATTCCGGCGGCAAGCCCGAGGGCCAGGATCGCGCCCGTTGATGTCCCGGCCAAGACCCCGGCCATGTCGCCGACTTTCTTCCCGGCCTGCGACTCGATCCCGGCCAGGACAAGCGCCGGGAGGTAGCCCTTGATGCCCCCGCCGTCGATGGAGACGATGCAGGAAGCCACGGCTATTCGCCGCCCTTGAGGTTGGCAGCCAGATCGCGGGCACGATCAAAAAGCGCCAAAGCGGCCTGTGTGCTTCCCTCGGCGGCCAGCCGGCCGATGTCCATGATCGTGGCCCGAAGCTCGGCCAGAGCATCGTGGGCCACGCCACGCGCCTTCAGCGCGACCACGCAGGCCCACAGCCAGGCCACGCCGGATTTGATCTTGGAACCGGATTTTTCCTCGGGCGGGGCGATGGTTTCGGAATCGGCCGGGGCGTCAGGGCCCAGGGTGGGAGGTCCGGACCCTCCGGTGAGCACGGACGGCAGGCACGAGGCGCAGGCCAGGGAAGCCACGAGCACCAGGACGATGAGCTTACGCATGGGGATTCTCCTTCTTGATCTCGCCGATTTGCGCCCGGATGGCCTTCCCGGCCACGCCCCACAGGACAAGGCCCAGGGCGGCCAAGGCGGCCAGGATGTCGCCGTCCTGGTAGTAAAAAGTGTGGTCGAAAATCCGGATGTTGCCTTCGATGGACACCTTGCCCACCAGCATGGCCAGCATGCCGCCTGCGCCGTAGCTGGCCGGAGACTTGCCGATGAGCGCGGAGACGTTGCCGACCCGGGAGAGGACCAGCTTTGCGGCGTCCCAGGCCGTGGAGAGAGCGGATGTCGCGGACGTCAGGCCGGTGGGAGGGCCTGCGGGAACATCCTCCGGTACAGGCGTTCCCATTTCCTGGCCCACCGCTTCGCCCGGGGCTTGTCCATCCCCAGGTCCAGGAGTCGGCATTGCAGGTGCATGGGGTTCAGCCGGTGCTGCATCCACATCCTGAACCGGCGACGGATCGGAGGGCGAGGGCTGGGAGGGCCGAAGGATTTTCGCACCGCGCACCTCCGTGGGCATCGTGTCGGTGATAAGCATTTCGCAGTTGCGCTTGACGCGCTCGGCGTCTTGCGAGGCCCACTTGCTGCGCATCATGCAGGCTGCGGCGCCCGGCCAGTCCTGTCTGCGGATCGCGGCGATGGTGTCCTTGAACTTCGAGGCCCCGGCTATCCCCATCTGGTAAACCGCCGAGATAACCACGGCCTCGCGCGTCTCGCTCAGTCGCTCCCGCCACAGCGGGTAGCGGGCGTCCAGGGAGGAAACAACGTCCACCATTTCGTCGAGAAGCACTGCCTCGGCGTGGTCGCGCGTCCACCTCCAGCCGGTGAAGTCGGCCGTGGTGTAGCCGTGGGCCTGGAGATTGTAGCCATAGCCGATGGTCCAAAAACCCTCTGAACACTTGTAGGGTTCGGCCCTGAACCCCTCTTCGGCCTGGACCAGGGAAACGGCGACCGGGAAGGTCTTTTTGATTGATTCCGGCGTGACGGGCGTGGACATGCGGCCTCCCAAGTGGTGGGCCGCCGCGACCTCGTGATGACGACGGGCGGCCCCTTTTGGGAGAGCATCTTACCGGGGAATCAAGAGATGCGGGCCGGACATTTGCGGCCAAATCCGGACATTTGCGGACACGGCCGTGTCCGTATAGTGCTGAAAATTCCGGCAGGGTTGGAACCCAAAGCCCTTACGAAGGAAGGCGTAGTTTGAAAAGCTTTGGCGGTTGGGAAAAGAGAATTACACAAAGCACAACCCCCTGAGATGATAGCGAAGGCCGAAAGTTGCCACAATGCGGCCCTTGAGCCGAAAAACAGGCTTACCTCACGACCTCTCGCGTGCGGCGCGACAGCCAGCCTCACCCTGTCCAAGTATCATTATTTCGTGCTTTCGTGTTTTCTTTCTAAAAAGGTGCCGGGTGCATACAAGTGAACGTGTTCGAATTGGGGAGTGGCGCGGTGATCTGGGTGTGAGGCAAGAAACGATTTTGAGTTAAAACCCAGTTGACAGAGTGTCAAGTGAGATGTAAAGTAAAACTAGACTGGCAACAAAAGGGGTTGGCTATGGAAAAAAAAATGGTGCACGCTCCGGTATACTTTACCATTGTGCAGGCTCGGTTCAACCCCATTTTGGCGCTTGAATCGTATGCACCAAAAATTCAAGAAATTTTACGAAAGCAGGGATATCCCGATTTTGAAAAAGGGATTCTTTCGACTTTTCAGCTTAATCCAGCCGCTCCGACTGAGGATAGCTCTCCGCAGCTCCCTGTTGCTCAAACAAAACGTTTTACATTTTATAATATGGAAAGGACCGCTAGTTTTGTTTTAGATGAGAACGCGCTATCATATCAGACAACGGATTACGATATTTTCAAAACTTTCTCGCGTGAGTTCCTTAAAGGGTTAGAGGCTGTTCATACGGCCGTCGAGTTAAGCTTCGTAGAACGAATAGGCGTACGATATCTTGACGCAATATTTCCAAGAGATGGGGAGGTTCTGGCCAATTATTTGGACAGATCCTTGTTGGGTTTGTATGAAAAGATTTCAGGAAATGTTGTGCATTCTTTTTCTGAGACTGTCATACAGGCAGAGAAAATGAATGTTATCGCTCGGGCAATTATCCAAAATGGTAGAATAGGCTTTCCGCCTGACCTTTTGCCAATGACGTTGAATGTTCCTGAACGATTTAAATGCTCAGAAGGAAAGCATGCCATCCTTGATACGGATGGTTCGGTGTCTGAGCGAAAGCCGGTAGACGTAAAATATATATCCGAGTGCCTTGATTTAATTCATGAGAAAATTACTGAAGTTTTTCGTGCCGCTATCACCGAACATGCCCGGGATATTTGGAAATAACTGTATGTATACCAAGTGCTCCACGCAAACACCCTTGCGCTCTGGTTACGTTTCATATCTCCCAGGCTCTAAGGCGGCCATTGTCCTAGCTTTGACAATTGGGTTACAAGTTGGTACAGGTGGAGGATCTACGATAGACTACCTCAGACAAAGGGGTTCAAAAGGATATGCTGTTGCTCACTATGAGTGTGAGACAACCAGAGACCTTGCGGTTTTTATCCGCACACCTGCGGAGGACATGTCAAAGATACGTGATATATTTAATCCGACGATGATTGACCTTGCAAAATCTTTCGCTGTATCCAGGCAAGCAGTCTATGATTGGCAAGCCGGAAAGCCAATTTCTGCAGAGAATGCAGAGCGCCTTGCTGATTTTGCCCGTGCTGCCGATTTATTTGCTCTGGAAGGGCTGACGGCTTCTGCACAAATTCTGCGTCGAACGATTGCTAATGGCCAAAATTTATTTGAAATCGTCCGAAATGGCGGTTCGGCCGAGTCGGCGGTTAGAAAACTGATTGAGATTGTTCGCCGAGAAGTTCATCAGCGTGAAGCGTTGCAGGCGCGTCTGGCTAGACGCCCACATCCATCCCGCGAAGTATACAAGGACGTCGGAATTCCGATGCTTAAAGAGGAAGGCTAACGTTTAATGACTTGCTGGAGCCGTCAAACGCCGTGGCGTCAAGGTCACGTTTTGCCAGACGAAGCCATCCTTGCTCTAGGCTTGTCGTCAACAAAGCCTCATCCAATCATCGCAATTGTTGTTTCTCATGACTGTGATATTGCTCAAGACCCAAGCGTAGAACCGGATGTGGAGGTATTACTAGGATGTAAAGTTTTAGTCCCTGACGGAAACTTCACGCATGCAAAAAATCCCCGTAAGCTACATTTGCCTTTGTTGAGTGATAAATCCAATTTTTATTGTGAGCTTGTTGCAACCGAAAAGAAGTTAGTTAAAAAAGAAGACATTGGAAAGTTTTGTCCTGACCCTTCCGTTTCCGTTTTGCCGAGAGATCGTTCTACCCTTCAGCATTGGCTTGCGGCACGGTATCGACGCACAGCCTTCCCGGATGAGTTTGATCGTCGTTTAAACAAATGTGGCCTCCCAAAAAAGCTAGCGGACATCCTAGGGCCTTTAGGGGAACATGTTTTTGCGGTTTTTTTTGATGTTGACGAGGGTGACGATGTTGTAAGAGACGGGGCTGATGATCCATATTCGCTCAGAATAGACCTTTTATATAGCACAATGTCGGACCCGTTATTGTCAGAAAAAGCTGCTACCAAAGCAGCAAGTGAGATTTCTGATGTCTTTAAAAAGAAATTTTTTGTTGAATCTGCAGGAACTTGGAAAAATATTGAGCTGATAGATTGCTCTGCTATTTCAGATGAGGTAATGACTTATAAGATGTCTTTGTTTTACAAACGCTGGAACGCAGATTACATCAGCTTCCGAAGTGACCCACCTCAGCCGATTCTTTCAGAGTAGCCCTCCCCAAAAAAAATTGTGTTTTCTGCTTTTCGTTCCTCTATTGTCCACGTCAAGAAAAACAATTTCGGTTTTTCTTGTTAGGCAGAAAGCACGAAAACAAGAAAGGGTGGCAATGAGAGCCTTTTTTTGCTAGCCAAAACGGCGGGACAGAGAAAACAACCCTTGCGGCTCACCTTGCCGTTGCCGCCGAAAAGTTAGGCGAAGGGCCGTGCATCTTGATTTATACCGTGCCCCCTAAGGCAGCACCTTGGATTGGGCAGCGGCGCGGTCAGAAAATCTCCGCTTTCCTTTCATCGGACTTCCCAAGCCGACCTTGCACCGCGAATTGTCAGCCATCGCCAAGAACCGAATTTCGTTGGCCAAGACTTCTAGGCACGCGGATACTTCGTCTCGACTGTCGGCCTAGATGAGGCGCATGTCCGTGAATAGAACAAGAAACAAGAATAGGCTGACCGACGGCTGGATCAGATCCAATTGGTTGATGAATAGCCGCCCTTAGGCCGCTCCTGTCGCAAACCGCTTTAAGCGGTTCACTGCCTTTCAAGCCCCCGGCTTTGCCGGGGGTATATGACTGATCCAACTTTATTGCCTCCTTGTCCCGCCCTCCCGCCGCGCGCGCCACGCCGCAAGCTCTGCCCGGTGAGCGCGCATGACGCCCCGGCCTTTGTACCGATGCACGGGCGGCGGATCGTCTTCCTGGAGCATCCGGCGCAAGGTGCGGTCAGACACGCGCAGGAAGTCCGCGACCTGCGCGGCCGTCTCAAGATCGTAGGCCGCGACCACGCCGGATGTGCCGGCCGATGCCTTGGCCGATGCCTTATCGAGTTCCATCCTGTCCCCCTGGCCGGTCCTGCTTGATCCGGCCCATGAAATTGCCCCGGGAGTCAAAGACCTTCCCGTCCTGGAGGCGCCCCCGGAACTGGCCTTTCGCATCGAAAACCCGGCCGTCGTGGATTCGGCCCTGGTGGCGGCCCTGGGCGTCGTAGACGGTGGAATCGCTACGCGGAACCTCGCCGGTTCCTGGGCTGGCCAGGGCACAGGAGGCGGACAGGGCCAGGATGATGATGGCGATGAGGTTCACGGCCTTTCCTCCCCGCGCGTCGTCTCGCCGGTTCCAAGTTCTTCCCCCTCCCGGCCCATCAGCCACACCTGACAGCCCAGCCTGTGCCCCTCAATCGTCCGCATGAGCCGCGTCACAAAGACCGGGCCGTTATCCTCCAGGATCAGTACGATCCCGCAGCGGCGGCCGGTCATGGTGGCGTAGTACAGGGCTTGCCCGACGCTTTCGGCCCATTTGTGGCCGAAGTCGAACTCCACGGCCACGTCGGGCAACAGGCAGTCCACACGGGCCCTGTCAGGCAAGCGGTGCTCCATCTCTCCGCCCTGGGCCTCGCACCAGCGGGCCTGATACCAAGACTCGGGATGCAGATGCCGGGCCTGGACCGGGAAGGCCAGGAGGGACAAAACGACAACCGTGACGATCATGGTGATGGTGCGCATGGTTCCTCCAGCGCCCCGGCCATCCGAGGCGCACGACGTGGTTTCTTTACGCGCCGGGCTTGGCGGCCCCCCGTTTCTCCCACAACTTCATGTCCTTCATCTTCTTGCGGCGCTCCCGGGTCAGGGCTTTGCAGGCCAGGGCCACGCCCTTCTTCATCCCCCACTTGGCCCGGTATTCGTCCGGGGTCAGGCCGTGGGAAGCCAGGTGCTTCTTGGTGATGATCTTCATGGCCCTGCCGCACTCCAGACAGGTCGCGGAGCTTTCTTTAATAGCCTTCGCGGGGTCCACGGCGGGGGGTTGGGCGCCGCCCTCTTCCGACTGGCCCGGGTCGTCCAGGCTCATGATGCCCCGGGCCACGTTCTCGACCATGCCGGTCAACTCTTCGGCGCTCATTACCCTGATGCCGGCCTGGGCCTTCACGATCTCCAATGCCTCTTTCAATGCCTCTTCTCTGGTCATCTCTTCTATCTCCCCGGTTGGTTGGTTTCAACGCGGACAATCCGCTCCCGCCTCCCCCACTCTCTGGCCGTGGCTTCGTCTTCGACGCACAGATCCACGGTACGCCGGGCGTCAGGGCCCGTAAGATCGTTCACGAACCACCATTTGCCGTTTACATGGATTTCCTGGCCCATGAGGTGCTGCAGGTCCCGGCTCACAGCCGCGGTCAGCCCCGGGCGCACCTCGTGGCCCATGGCGCCGATGCCGTGCCCGCCGCCTTCGCCCGGGTGGTAGGCGGTGACGATCAGAAGGCCGAGGGCTAGGGCTTTCATCTCGGCACCTCTGTCACCACCCACGCCCCTTTGACGATCCTGGCCAGCCGGAAGCGAAACGACGGGAAGCGCCGGGCGGCGGTCTTGATTTTCACCGCCGCGTCGTCGCGCATGAAGCCCTTGACCTCATGGCACTCGATACGCCCGTCAGGCAGGGTCACGACGAAATCAGGACAGTACCAGCACCGAAACCCAAGGTTGAATTTCATGGCCTCGAAGTCAAACGCGACGATTTCCCCGGCCGCCTGCGTCCCGCGAAGCCGTTCCGCGTACCTGGCTTCCCACTTATTCATACGGCTATCTCTGCCCAAAATGGCCCCAGATTCGTTTTGCGTGGCCTTCGGCTTTCCACGTCCGGAGGCGAGGCCTGCGCGCGTTTTGCGGGATTCCTGAAGCATCCATTTGGCGAGGCCTCCGGCGGCCTGAACTTCGGATGAAGGAACGGATAGGGTTTTCATGTCGTAACCTATTGATCCTAAAAGGGAACGTCGTCCATGCCGGATGCTTCAGAGGGAAACGCCGGGCCTGTGTCCTGGTCCCCGTCGGACGAACCCCGTCCAGAGTCGCCCCGGCTTTGAGCGGAGTTCCCGCCGCTTTGATTGGAGTCCGGATTCTTATCCAGGCCCTGCACGCGATGCCCCGGGGCGCTCACGACGATTTCCGTGCTGTAGTGGTCCTGGCCGTCCTTCTGCCATTTCCTGGTGCGCAGTGTGCCCTCGATGTAGACCAACCGCCCCTTGCCCAGGTATTGGCCGCAAAATTCCGCTGACCGCCCGTACACCACAACCCGGTGCCACTCAGTACGCTCCACCTTGTTGCCATCGCGATCCTTGTAGGATTCGTCCGTGGCCACGCTGAAGTTGGCCACCGGGTTGCCGTTGGCCAGATATGTAAGTTTGGGGTCCTGGCCGAGACGACCGATGATGATGACTTTATTGAGCGATCCGGCCATCTTTCCCCTCCCGCCGCCACCATTCGCGGCATTCCTCGACGTGTTTGCACTCCTGGACCTTGGCCAACGGTTGCGCCTCTTCGCGCTTCCCATCCCACATCACGGCGCCGAAGCACCGGCCGTCATGGGCGCAGGGGATGCCGGGGATCTTGTCGCAGGGCTTCAATTCGACCTCTGGGGGGGCGACTGCCAACCGGATAGCGCGGTTTTGATTTTCGCGATCCAGGCCTTTCCTATCTCGCGCCGCCGGGCGTCGTCGTCATCCCCGGCGGGAAGCGGCGGGAACTCGCGGTATGTCGGCGTCACGCGCTTGACGGCCTCAAGGATGTCCACGCTTTTTGGGAAAAAGCGGCACGTCTTGCGAGCCTCGCTGATTGCCCGCTGAAACGTGCTGGCGTCGATTCCGCGCAAGTCCTCGAAATAGTCCTCGGCCAGCACCGGGATAGTGGCCTCATTCACGTCTTGATCCCGGTAAAACAGGGAGAAGCGCATCAGCATCGCCGTGATGTCATCCCTCGTGATCTCTGCCATTCCCCGCCCCCCTGGTTTGCAACGCCATCGCCATGCCCTTGAACCGCTCGGTCTGCTCCTGCCTGTGCGTCAGGGGGAACGCGGGGCTAGCCCTGGCCGCCACCGGCACGTTGCCGCCTTGGTTCTGGGCACGGTCCAGCCAGCCGGTGATAAACGCCATGATGCCGCGCTTGGTCTTGAGTTTTTTGGGGTGCCCAATGAGCCAGCTTTTCATGCTCCGGAACGCCGCGAGGACATCCACGGCCGGATACAGCGGCGAGAGCTTGTCCACGAGGGCTTGCCGAACCTCAAAATCCGTTCCGTTTGCGAGAGGAAGGGTTCCGACAAGTTTTGACGTGTCAGGAGGCGGCACAGGCTTCGGCGCGGGAGGTGATTTTTTCACCTCCGCGCAAGAATCCGAACGTAGTGAGGATTCCTCTTTTTCTTTCTTTGCAGATGCAGATGCAGAAGAAGAAGGGGATGTTAGGTTTTCGTTAGAATCGCGTGAGACATCGCGATCTTTGCGAGATTCATAATGTCGCTTGGCCCGCAATCTCCCTGATTCCTTTATGCTTTCTTCGTCACGCATCCGTCGGCATATGATCGTTATTTTCTCGTTAGAACCGCGTGAGAAGGCGTTAGAATGTGCAGAAATTTCACCAATTTTTTCATCTCCGATGTAGCGAAGAATGCGGCCCGCGTCCTCGGGGAGACAACGGAAAAGCCTTCCCCATTGCTCTAGGGTCAGCGACAGGGAGCATTTCGTTTCATCAAGCCAAGCCTTTGCGCAAAACCTGATCCACGCACCCTCAATCTCAAGGGGATGCTCGGAAAGGTCCGCAAGCCAGTCCTTGGCGTAGAATTGGAATGCCGGGGCCTTAGCCATTCGCCGCCCCTCCGCTCTCAAGCCGCTCCATCACGGCGTCCCCCGTTCCGGCACTACAGGCGTAAATGCTTCTAAAAAGAGCTTCCATAACATGCTCACTATCTTTCCGGAAGGCCGCCGATAAATGACATCGCCGCGTCGTAGCTTCAAAGCGCCATCCTTCGTCGCCACAACAAGACTGCCATCTTGAGCATTTCCTACATCTCCCCCAACTAGGGCTTCGATTTGCTCAAAATTAAGCCCGTCAAACAAAACGGCATCCACAACTTCCCCGCCAAGCCACCCTTCTCCCCTAAACCGGCCTTTCAGATGCCTGGGCATAGATTTATTGATTTCCGTCATGTCTTCTTCGTAAAAAGGATCAAAGCCATTTTTCTTTAGATAGTACTGCATCTCCCTTCCTCCCCGCGCTCAAGCCGCTCCACGAGTTCGGTGTTCCGGTCCTGAAGGTCGGTTATTTGCCGCTCAAGGCGGGAAATGCGTTCGGCGTCGGATTCGGTCATGCCTCGACCTCCGCCATGTCGTGGCAGTTCGCGCGCACCAGGGCCTCCGCCAGCGGCGGGCACACAGAGTTTCCGCATGCCCTGACCTGCTTGGACTTCGGGAGCGGCTTGCCGTTGTAGACGGGATCGATGACGTAATCCGGCGGGAATCCTTGGGCCAAAAACAGCTCCCGGGGCGTGAGCATCCGAAGCCCGATGTCCGCGATGATGTAGTCCTCGCCCTGGACGGTCACGAGGCCAAAGCGGTCCTTGGTCGTGACCGTATGGAGCGGATCGCGCGCATCCTGCCCGATGCCGCACCCGAAATATTTTACCAGGAACGCCCGCACCTCGCCGATGTGCATCCCCCCGGCCGTGACCGTGGGCATGGGGTCGGTTGCGGCCTGGCCGTGTCGGCATGTGCCGCGCAACTTGACCAGGTGCGAAGCGACCAAGCTGGACTTGCCGCCACCCCCGGATGTCACCGTCCCGCACGGGGCGGACGCCGGGTGTCCGACGCTGTTGCCGAAATCGCGTTGCACATGGACCGCCACAAGCCCTTGTTGGCTGCCCGTGGCCGTGATCGTGGACATGGGAGCATCCGCAGGACGCCCGGCCAGCCGGTCGTTGCGAGGGCCGCCGTTGTGCTGGGCCAGGAAGGCGGACACCAGGGCGTGCTTGCCGCCTCCGGCCACAACGGTGCCCAACGGTTTGCGGATGTCCAGGGCACGCGGCGTCTGACCGGCTCTCTCCCCGTATCCGGTCTGGATAAGCGTCGGCGTCACCAGGGCGTGCCGGTTTTCCGTGGTCTGCGTTCCAAGCATCCCCTGGATGCCGTTGCCCCGGAAATCCCCGGCCCGCTTCGGCCCGTAGTAGGTCACGATGAACGGTTCGGCCGCATTGATGACGTACCGCCGGATGCCCTCGGCGATGCGGCGCAGGGTGTTTTCAGCCAGCGGCCGCTTGCGCTCGAAGATCGACGGGCACGGGATGGACCAGTCAATGATGTCCGCCGCCACCCGATAGGGATGCTCCCGGCCAGGGCCGTGAGTGGGTTCCGGCCAAACGATGGGCTGGCCGTCGCAACGGGCGATGAGGAAAAACCGCTTGCGGATCGTCGGGGCGCCGTAATCGCAGGCCCGGAGCTCCCGGTGCTCGACCCGGTAGCCGAGGCGGCGCAACTGCCGCAGCCAAGCCCGGAACGTCTCGCCCGCCCGGCTCTTGATGATCTCACCCCGGTCGGTGAGCGGCCCCCAGGTGGCGAATTCCTCCACGTTTTCCAAGATGATGACCCGGGGCCGGGCCTGCTTGGCCCACTTCACGACGGCCCACGCGAGGTCGCGGATTTTTGCATCCCGCTTCGGCGCGCCGCCCTTGGCTTTGGAAAAATGAACGCAGTCCGGACTGGCCCACAACAACCCCACCGGGCGGCCGTTCGTGACGTGGTTCGGCTCGACGGAAAAGATGTCCTGGCAGTAGTGGCGGCTCCCGGCGTGGTTGGCCCGGTGGATGGCTAGGGCGATGGGGTCATGGTTGAGCGCCACATCCGGATCGCGCCCGAGGGCGGACTTGATCCCTGTTGACGCCCCGCCGCCTCCGGCGAACGAATCAATGATGAGCTCGTCGCCCTGGCCCGGGCCGCCGTATTGTCCGCCGAACAGATCCAGCATCATCCCACCCTCGCCACGAGCACGCCGGGTTGCGGCTGCTCGACCAGCCACGGCCCTTTGCCTTCGAGGTTCAGGCCGAAGGCGCGCATGAAACCCTGTGCGCCGACCCTGGCCCTGTCTCGCGCCTTTGGGGCATAAAGGGAAAGCGTGTTCGCGCCGTCCGGCTTTTGCTCGTGCAGGATGAATGCGATAGCCCCGCCGGACCTGGAATAGTGAAGTTCGACGTGGTGGTAGCGCAGCATGTCGAACTGGCGGACGGCCCCGGGGCTGAAATTGAAGGTTTTGCCGGATTGCAAGGAAACAAACGACTTGAGGCCGGGCTTTCTGCGCGGCGCGAACGCCTCAAACTCCATGCCCTCGATGACCAGCGCGCCGGCCGTTTCCGGCCAGCCCTGGCAGTCCCCGGGCGCCGGATCTTCGTCCCCGACAAGCTGGCCCTCGGGCGGCAGCGTCTCGACCACTGCCGTCACGCCCGGCGCATAGCCCGCGTCCGGCAGGTCTGGCCCGTCCGACAGGTCCGGATCGTCCGACAGGTCCGCCGGTTCCGGCGTCGCGTTTTCGGCCACGAGCAGGCGGCCGTGATGCTCTACCAATTCACGGGCGGCCGCACCGTTGGAAAAGTCGATCTTGGCGTGGGGATCGAACGCCGGATGCCCGCCCTGCGCCGCCTGAATGGACGGCGCGGCCTCGCCCGGGGCGACGGGCGGCGTATCGTCCTTGGACGCGGCAGGCGTCATCCTGGCCGCTTTCTGGGCCTCGTCCGCCGCTTCCTTCGCCGCCTTCTGCGCCGCCCACCGGGCTTTGTCCCGGCACTGGTAGCACCGGCCTTCGCTGTCCAACTGCACGTCTTTCTTGCCGCAGCCGCAGTCACCCTTCTTGAATTTCTTGGGCATCTCGATCTCCCCGTTGTTCATTTTCTCCACGGCTACCTTGCCGTAGCTGCACCTGCAGTCCCGGGAGCAAACCTCGTGGCCGCCCAGGAACTTCGTCAGGCACTCGCCTAGCGTCAGCCAGCCCTGGCCGCGCACGCAGTCGAAAGGTTTCCCCTTACTCATCGCCCGCCCGGCCTTGTCCGCAGCGTGCCCTGCCGCGCACATGGTGTTCTCGAAGCCTTGAGCGGTCTTGAGCGACGCCACAGAGTCCTGGCCGATCATCCCTGCCCTTCCCGGTATTTGACGAAAGTCTCTTCGATCTCGTGGACGGCCCTATCCCGGAGCGCGCCGACCTCTTCCAGGGGCAGCCCTCGCCGGATGCCTTCGTGAAACGCCACCATGGCCGGGTGGTCGTCCAGGCATTCGGCCTCGATGGTGGGGCGATTCGGGGTCACGTCGGGGGCCATGCTGACGCGGCAGTTGAAAGGCTCGGCCAGGATGTGCGCGGGAGCGACCGCAATGTCCGTGTGGCCGATCAAGTCGGCTTTGCGGCATGCGGCCGCGATGAGGTCGAGCGGGTTCTTGCGGATGTCGCCGCAAGAGTCGGGGTCAGCCCCCCAACGGTAAAACTCACGCTCGGAGCAGTTGAAAATGGCGTGGCACTGCGAACGTCCAAGCACCTTGGCGATGGCTTTGAAGAATTGCCAGGACTTCAACGGGGGCAAATCACTCGACATTTTGCCCTTCCTCTTGCTTTTTGGGTTGGTATGATTCCACCATGGACAACAGCCTATCCGTAACAGTCGAGCGTGAGCCTGGATGCCTGCTGGTCACGATGCGCGTGATTCGCGCCGCCGAAATTTTCTGGCGCCGGTTCCATGCCCCGCCGGGCACAAGCCTGGAAGCGATGCTTGCGCGGGCCTCGGGCATGGTATTGGAACGCTGGCCAGGGGGCGTGATGTACCAATTGGCGCTGCCCGGAGTGGACACAGGGCATGATATTCAAACCACGTCTTGAGCAACCGCCCTTCTGTCCGCGTCTCGGCCCCGCAAACCGTGCAGCGGTGCATGTCGCCGGACTCGACGACATGGGCCGGGCAGGAAACGGGGTCGTGATAGATGCGTCCGGTGCGGTCGTGGCGCATGGGTTAGTCCGGCTTCTGGCTTTCGCCGTCCCGGCCGTGGCTCAGGGAGCTCATGTAGCTGCCGCGCTTGAGGTCGTCAGAATTGGCCGCGATGCGTTCAAGCAGGGCGTTCTGGCGGCTCACATCCGCCCGGATGTCGCACAGGACAGCCAGGATTTTCTGAAGGATGTCGGTGATTGTCATTTTTATCCCTTCCCCTTTATTTCCGCCCCTCCTCCCGGTATCGTGCAGGCGCGACCCAAACCCGAACCGAGAGGAGGAGCGAAATGCCTACGATGCAACAGCCTGACGTTTTGCGCGAAACACTCTACGGAAAATCCTTTGCCTTCCGTGCCGCTTATTTGCTGGCCCTGGAGCTGGCTAAAAGCGGATGTGGCGGAAGCAGGCCGGCTGACAATGTCCTGCATCTCTTCAACGAGGCATACGCGCGGTTCTCAGATCTTGAAAAAGAGACGGGCTGATCCTGGCCGCAACGGCAAGCAAAACCTCCTCCTCCGTGGCCCCCAGGCTGCGGAGGCAGGAGATGATGTCGGCAAACTCGGCGCCCAGGGCGCTGGTCGGGTAAAGCGGGGAAAGGGACGGCTTCTCTTCTCTGGCCATGGTTCATGCCCTCGTGGTTTCAAGTTCCCGGGCCAGCTTCACGAAGCTGTCCCGACAGGCCCGGCACGTTGGAAGCCCGCCAGCCCCGCGAACCCCGGGGAAGTGGTGGACCTGCGTATCCTCTCGGCACCAGAAGCAGACCGCCGCGTCCGGAAAGTCCTCGATCTTCTCCAGGCAGGCCCGGCACACGAACAGCGTATGGACGATGCGCGCACCGGGAGGCGGGCCGCCGCAGACGACACAGGCGCGGGGCGGCTTGTTCTTGCTCATGCCGCCTCCCCGTCGCGGTGGGCGGCACAGCGGAAAGCCGCCTCCTCCGCGCGTTTCCTTGTGGGGAACGCCAAGCCAGGGGCCAACGGATGTATAAAGAAAAACTCTCCTATCGCTTCCCTTTGTCGGTGCCCCAGGCGATGGCTTGCAGCCATGTCGGCCCTTTCGTGATGCGTAAAGCGCTGGAAACAGCGCGTTGCCGGGTGTTGACGGCGAAATGTGGCGAAATCCATTACGCCGCCCCTCCCGGGGCTGACGCCATGAGCGCCAATCCCTCGGAAATGGGCATGACGGAAACGTCTGCGATGGCGATAGATTCAGTCCCACGGCCCGACAGGAACGCCATGACGACGTTCCCCACGGCCTCTTCTTTCGAAGCGGCAAAGACCGTCTGGGCCTTCACGCGGAGGCCGCTTGAACTGGCCACGGCCAGAGAAACAAGAAAGGGCGTGGTCACGGCTGGGCCTCCTGGGGCTGGGCGGGGGCGAAGACGTCCGGCCGCAGGGTTTCCTTGGGGATGGACAACTCTTCCTCAATTTTTCTGGCAAGAACGGCGGACGGGCGTCGCCGTCCGCAGAGGACAGAGTTGAGATAGACATAAGAGACCCCCAAGGCTTGGGCCGCCTGCCGCTGGGTCTTTTTGATTTCTTTCATGGGCGAACAGTAAATCTTTTTGATTTCCCTGTCAACGAACGAGACCAAAATGACTTATTGCGAATTTCAGCGGCGAATGGTGAAAAAAACCATGGAAGACAAGTCGGACGACATTTTCCGGAGAAACTGCCTGTCCATCATGGATGAGCGCGGGATTACCCAATTGGAATTGGCCAATTTGACGGGCTATCGGAAGGAGCATGTCAACGCGGCGCTGCGCGGCAGGAAAACGATCAGCCGAAATTTTGCCCTCAAGGTGGCCGCCGCCCTGGGGATGGAAGCGCGCAACCTTTACCAGTACGCGGCCGGCGACGTAACCATCCCGTCTCCCGTTGTCGTCGCCGAGGCGTCGGGCGAATACGGCGAGTTCGTCAGCGTCCCTTTGCGCGAAGCCACAGGATCCATGGGGGGCGGCTCCCTGGAGACCGGACGCACAGTCAAATACCACCTGCAATTTCGCCGCGACTGGCTGATTTCAAAGGCGTCGAGCGACAGAGATTTGTTCTGCGTCAAAGCCTTTGGCGACAGCATGCACCCGACCATTCCGGATGGATCCCTGGTGCTCGTTTCTCCGGCCCGGGCTTCGTTTTCGGATGGGAAAATATACTACATCAGGCATAACGGGCAGATGTTCGTGAAGCGCATGACAGGGAAGCCGGGCGCGATGGTCGTGGTTTCGGACGCAGACCCAACCTGCCCGGCGCCAGTCGTCGAAGGAGATGATTTTGAAATCATCGGACGAATCATCTGGACGGCCAGGGAAGTGGATTGACCTTATAAATCCCCGCCTCGACGCGAAGAGGGAATTTGAGGATGGAAGCCCTGTACGAAGCGTTAATCCAGGTTGTTCGGCAGGAGGCCCCTGAACACTTCAAGTCAGGCCCACGAGGCAGGAAAGGGACTGAACCATTTAATGTCAGTAAATTCACCAAGGCGGTTTGGGGGAAGGGAGGCGACCGCACTCAATGGATGCGGATGGCCGAATCTCCAAAAGACACCACGCTAGAAGAACTTATTAAAATTTGTATGGCCCTTAGATTTCGTTCATTTACTGACTTTGTTTCTGAGCTTCAAGCCGCTACAAGACAAATCGTCAAGGAAAGGACAAGGGGTAAAGACGTTGAAGATTCAAACCACCCTAAAAGGCTCCCTGTCTCCGCGTAGTCAAAGGCAGGGGGCGGGGATCAGATAGACAAATTTTTTTTGCAAAACGACTGCAAATTGTTTGCACGCAACAAGGAAAATAATGACGTGAAGACCGCAATCGTCGCCGTAATTATACTCCTGTGCTTCGGGTGCGCCCCTCGCGGGCATTGGGATTATGGGAACATGAGCCGGGAAGAGGCGATGAAACGCTCTTACGACTGCCAATATATGGCGAACATGCAGGCAAAAGGTACGGGCGGGGCCGCCATATTGATAGCTCAAGATCAGTACAACGCCTGCATGCGGTCCAGGGGGTTCCGGTGGGTCCAGGAAGTGAAGCCCGGTGGGCAGGGAACGACAAGCGCCCCAGCGTCACCAGTACATAAGAAGAAGATGATGACCCCGGAGCAACCACAGGAGCAGCCACAGGAGCAGCCACAGGAGCAGCCACAGGAGCAGCCACAGGGGCAGCCACAGGGGCAGCCAGCACAGGTTGAATAAACGCAGAAGGCCATGGGGAGATATTAGGAGGAGAGACATGGGCGACGGACAAGTGTGTGGGCGTGGTCGGGTAAACAAATAGGGGGCAACGACATGTTCAGAAACAGAAAGAGATTGTATAAAAAACTTGAACATCGTCGAATGTCAAAATTAATTGTATATATAACAGGCGACAGACAAGGCATGGAGGCTCAAATAGCTCCAGATATGCTAAACTATCTTCCTGACCATCTCGACTCTTTAAAATCATACACCGGGAAAATCAGTCTTCTCATCTCAAGCCGTGGAGGGTTTACCATGGCTGGGTGGGGACTCGTCAATTTAGTGAAAATGTATTGTGATAATTTTGAAGTAATCATCCCCGCTAGGGCACATAGCACAGCAACGCTTATATCTCTTGGCGCAAATTCTATTGTAATGACAAAACAGGCAACTCTTAGCCCAATTGATCCAAGCATAAATGGCCCTTTTAACCCAATAGTGAATGATAACGGCACCAACAAGCGAGTTGCTGTGAGTGTCGAAGACGTCACGAAATTTTTTGAACTTGCCAGAAAAGAAATAGGGGACGACAAAGACTTAACTCCAATCCTGCAACAGCTTTCTGCTAATGTTCACCCTCTTTCCCTTGGAGTTGTCCATAGATCCCGAACGCAAATACAAATGCTGGCAAGAAGGTTGTTGCAAAGTAGCGTAGCAAAACAAGAAAAAATAGAAGAGATAATATCTTTTTTATGTAGCGACTCTGGAAGTCACGATTATACTATAAATAGAAGAGAGGCACAGAACGACCTTCACCTTCCAGTTCAAAAGCCAACAGAAGAAGAATACCGAATTATTAAAGATATCTATATCGACCTGCAAGACGAAATGGAGGTGGACACGCCGTTCAATCCCAATATTCTTCTTGCCCAACAGGCTCAAACGACTTATTCCTCAAAAAGGGTCATACTTGAATCTCTCGCAGGCGGCTCCCATAAATGGATTTCCGAGGGAACATTGACACGGATTTCTCTCCCTCCGCAAGCACCCCAAGGCATGAATTTTGCAGTGCCAGTTTCGGGTATAAATGATGAACGAACCTTTGAAGGGTGGAGATATGAAAAGTAACCAGTCAAGAGAAATGCCATCTGTCGAATATATCCAATATTTAAACTATATTACGTCAGACGCGGCTCAGCCGATTATTAAGGATGCTGAGCGTGATCCTGGTCCTTTTTATCCTTCAACCCCGACGATAGTTTCGGGAACAATTTACATTTACCCGGGGATACCTGACTCAAGACCTATGCCGACATAGAAAACCACAATGGGGCAGCTATTATCGAGCTTGCAAGAATTCCATCGCAATCGTTTTGCTGATAGGCTCTTGTCTTAAGTCTCCTGGCCCGCTTCGGCGGGCCTTTTTCTTGCCCTCCTGCCAGGGCAAACCACCAGCCAACCACCCAGCCCCCCCCACCCACCGCCGAAAGGCGGTTTTTTTGTGCTCACCTCGCGACCAAAAAGATTTACTTATTGGCTTGCATGGTAAATCAAAAAGATATATTCTTGGATCAACGACGACGCGGCCCACGGGCCGGATCATTGAAAGCCGAGTTGGGGATGGAGAGAGGGGTGGGGGGTTGCTGGCTGCGCAATCACCGGACCCGGGTACGTAGATTGCGCGAAAGCGGCAATGGGCAACGGTTCATTGGCCAATGTTCGGGTTCGATTCCCGAAGCCCCGGCTGCCCCACTTCTCTCTCCATCCCCAACGAACGCGGCCCGCAGTAGCGACCGAGGCCAAACCTCCCACCCTACGGGGTCCGGCAACGGCGGGGCAAAGCCCCAGACACCGGACGGGAGCGGAGGCCAGGGAGACCGAGGCGGGAAGCGAGGAACACGGCGAGGCGGGGCCGGGCAAGGCCCGGCGGGGCAAGAGCAAGGCATGGAACGCGGTTTGGCTTGGCACGGCAGGGCTAGGCAAGGACCATGGGCCGAAAGGCGAGAGATCATTGAAAGTCGAGCCTTGGGCGAGGGGGCGGACGGCGGCGTGGAAGGACACGCGGGAATGCCATCGGCAGAGTACGCCCTCATCAAACCATGGCGCAGCCTGTAAGGCTCATGGCGATAAAGGAGCCGGTATCAAGCCCGGCCCGCCGCCCTTTCGCCCCAGGCTCGACAGAATTTCTCACCACCCGCGCGCCCTTGCGGCACAAAAAGTCGCGGTATGTGAGACGCCCCACGGATGGGCCGTGGCGTGAACATCAGGAGGCCCCTAAGTGCCTACTTGGGGGCCTCAAAAGGAGCCGGGCCATGTGCTACCCGCCCTACGAAAAAGACCTTTGGGGGTCTCGCGGGGACGTTTTTGAGGCGCTGTGCCTCGCCGGTTGCGCCTTGGCGTTCGTCGTCGCGGCGGCCGTGGCCATCGTCCTGTGGAGGTAGCCATGGAAGCATACGCCATTTGGGAGCGCAACCCCACGAACACAGGATGGGACCAGATCATGGCCTACGCGACCCGCGAAGAAGCGCGCGAGGCCCTGGACGAATGGGTGGATGAATACCGGGAAGACCACGGCGGAATCGACCCAATGCCGGGGCGGCATTACCGCCTGACCATGGATCTGGACATCCCGGTCCCGTACCCGGCCATCGACATCAACCCCGTGGAGGAAAGGAGGGTGAGGGCGTGAGGATCGTCGGGCGTGCGGACAGGCGGTTTACGCGGCTCATGGATGACCTGGACAAGCTGGAAAACGCCGTCCTGGCAAAGAAACTCGGAATCCGCGTTGAAAAGCCCCGGTGCGCGAACACCGGGGCGGCAACAAGCTCCTGCGGGGAGCAAAAACAAACCACAAACTGACCCCTAAGCCCGCCGGGGCGTGGAGTCAACAAGGAGGGATCATGTCCTACGATTCGTTACAGGCCCAGGCGAAGACCGCCCTGGATAAGGTTTTGGCCACCATGCCCGAGGAAGGGAAGGCCCTTTCCTCTTACCTCGCCGGGATTCACAGGCACAACGTCCTGGTCCTGGCCGAGGATGAAGCCTTTGCCCTGCGCAACCAGGACGGGCAGATCAAGGCGTTCAAACAACGGTTGACCCTGACCGTCGAAAACGGCGGGCTGGTGCAGCCGGTTCCCGGTGGCCCCTACGTCTTATCCGCCCAGGGCTACGAGATATGGGCCGAGGCCGCGGGCGCGTGCGTGATATTCCCCCGCTCCGTGATCGTGGACGGCATCGAGCAGACCAACCCACACGTGATTCGCGACCCCAACAATCGGCGCATCCTGAACATCTACGCCCGGGCCGTGGCATTTCGGTTTTCGTCGAAGGGCCTGCCAATGGTGGCGGACTGGACCACGGCCTATGACGTGCCAAGTTATAGGCTAATCGACCTTGTGGCCAAGGCCGGGAAGTTACCTCAGGCTTTCAAGTTACTCCCCTCCAGGATGGGGGCGCCGAGTGAAGATGGAAAGTGGGCGGATTATCCCTTCGACGAGTCAACGACTCTTTGGGTGGATACTTCCCATAAGGAGGCCACGGACTGGTACAAAACGATCTTGAACCGCGAAAAGAAGGCTCTGGACTTTGCCCAGACATTCGCACGCCGCAACGCCTGCAAGCATCTCTCCGGCCTGCAAAAGGCCCCCGGCGCCCGGTGGGACTTGGCCGTCATTTGCTGGCGGCCCACCAACGGCAGCCTCATGAAATGGGACACCAGCGTTTACGCCAGCGTCCAGGACCAAGTGAAGTCCCTTTCCGAGGGCCAAAACTTCGCGCTCCCGCAGGGGCAGGCCCCGGGCATGACCATCGACGTGCGCAAGGGCGTCGAGCGCATGGACGACGACATGGCGGGCATCGCGGCCGAAGACGAAGAAACCGCGCCGCCCGAACCCATGGCCGCCACCATCGACATGGCCCCGAGCCAGAACGGAGCATACGGACAGCCGGAGGCCCCGAAGCCGGAACCCGAACCCGAGGACATGACCGGCCCGGCGCCCACGGCCGCCCCGCTCTCCGCCGAAGACCGCAAGGACCTGACCAACTACGAGAGCACCAGGGAGATGTTCCCTGACCTGGACCGCGTGTCCCGGATCGAAATGGGCATCCGTCCCGAGGCTGCCGTGACCCCGGCGCAGGCCCGCGCCCTCTACCAGAAGATCAGCGCCCGTGTGGACCGGGGCGAGTCGTGATTTCCACCGTCCATGCGCACAACTTCAAGGGGGCCACATTCACGGCCCCCTTGGGGGCGCGAACCATCGTGGTCGGACCCAACGGCGCGGGCAAGTCCAGCCGCACCCAGGCCCTGCAACTCGCCGTGCTCGGCTACGTGCCCGGCGTGGGCAAAAGAAACGCCGACATCATGGACGCATTCTTTGACGGCAAAGGCCGAGACATGCGCGTCGGCATCACCCTGGACGGGGGCATGAAACTCGAGCGCCGCTTCACGCGCTCGAAAAGCGGCGCCGTTTCGCAGGAGCTTTTCGTGGGCGGCGCCAAGGCCAAGCCCGCCGATTTCGCCAGGGAGCTTGCCGGGGTGGGCGTGGTGGACCTGTCCGTCTTCCTGGCCCTGTCGGACCAGCGGAAGGTGGATGAGCTCTTCCGCCTCTTCCCGCCGGACGGCGACGTGAAGAACATCGGGGAAAAGATCGCTGCGGCCACGGCCCGGGCGAACGAGGCCGAACGCAAGGAGCGCGAGGCCCTGTCCGTCATATCAGCCATCCAGGCGCAGAGGGCCCGGCTTGAACTCCCCGCCGGAACTCTGGCCGACAAGACCGCCGAAGTCGCGACGGTCGAAGCGGAACTGAAGCAGGCAAGGGAAGAGCTGCACGCCGCCAGGATCGAAGCGGCCAGGGCCGACGAACAGGCCGAGGCCGCGAAGCGGCAGGCTGCACAGCAAGGATCCATGGCGCCGATGCCGCAGCAAGCGGCCCCTGCCGCCGAGTCGCCCGACGCATGGCAGGGGCAGACCCGTTCGACCATAGCGCCGCCGCCGCCGCTCGAATCCTACATCGCGCCTGCCCCCTCCGCTTCCGACGCCCCCGACGCGGCGGCCATCCTTGAGCGCATCCTGGCCGCCATGGGCCGGGCCGGGTGCGAGGTCTGCGCGGCACGCATGGTCATCAAGTCCGAACTTGCCAAGGCCCGCCAGGGCCAGTCCCGGGAGGTCACGGCATGATCGCTGACACCGACATCATGGAAGCCCAGGTCAAGGGCATGGATGAGCGCCTGCGCACTCTTCGCGGGGAACTCGCCTTGCTCCAGAAGGCCAAGGGGTTGGACGAAACCGCCGAAACCCAGCGGGTCAACGCCGAAGCCGCCGCGAAGGCCGGACGCGAGGCCAAAGACGCCCTTGAGGAACTGCGGAAGAAAAAGGACCGGGCCGTGGCCGGATCGTGCGCCAAGCTGGCGGAAACCATGGGCGCCATCCTGCCGGACGGGAAAGCCGTCCTGCGTATCGAAGAGGACGGCGGCGTCACCCTGGCCTGGAATCGTGAAGGCCGGGTCACGCCCCATGCCGGACTCTCCGGTGGGGAAAAGGTGCTTTTCGAGGCGGCCCTGGCCCATGCCCTGCTTGGCAAGGCCCCGCACAGGCTCTTGATCCTGGAGGCGGCCGAACTGGATCAGGATCGGCTGGGCACGGCCTTGGGGCACATCGCCGCCACCAACCCCGGGGCGCAACTGGTCATCAACACCTGTCATGTGCCGGCCGTTGTTCCCGAGGGCTGGGACGTGGTGGAGATGGGTCATGGGGCCTAACCCGCTGTTTCACCCTCACCCGTGCCCGGAAAAGGCGTTGCCCCCGGGTGGCCGCCTTTATCCATCCATGACGCATGTCGTCGAACTCCCGGTGAAGCAGTACCGTGATGCGCTTTTCAACGAGAGGCTCATCCTCAAAGACAGCTACGGCATTCAGCGCGGGGACACCCTTAACCTCGTATGCTCCGATGGGTGGCCCTTTGACCGGGGGCGGTGTTGTTTCGCCTATGCGACGGAAATCATCCGCCGCCACGAAGGGCTCAAAGACGGGTACGTTCTCATTCTGCTCTTTGGCCTCTGCGCGCACCCATTGCGTCCATTCTACAGAGAGGTTTGACTATGGAAACGCTTAATCCCTCATGCCCGACCCGACCCAGCCTGGACCCGGACCAGTTTGCAGCCGTGACCACGGACGCCCGCCGCGCCCTGGTCCTGGCCGGGGCCGGTTCCGGGAAGACCCGCGTGCTCACGGAACGGATCGCCTATTTGATCGAGCAATGCCACGCCTCGCCGTCCGAGATCGTGGCCGTCACCTTCACCAGGAAGGCCGCGGCCGAGATGCGGGAACGCCTCGTGGCCCGCATCGGCAGCGCCGCCTACCGGGTGACCATGGGCACCATGCACGCCCTGGCCCTGCATCAGCTCCAGCGGTTCGGGGAGTTGATCGGCCTGCGCCCCGGACAGATCACCGTCTATTCGGAGTGGGAAGAGGATTTCCTGCTGCGCACGGTGGCCACGGAAATCGGGGCCTTCAAGGGAAAGTCTTGGAAGACCCCGAAAAAGGCCGTGGATAAGGCCTTTTCGGACTTCTACGCCACGGGCATCGAACCGGCCGATTTTGACCCGACCTTCAACCTGTTCAACGCCTTCATGGGCCGTTGCCGCGAGAATAACGCCCTGACCTACGGCGGCATATTGACCGGCTTCATGCTGCTTCTGCCCCTGGTCAAGCAATACCTCGGCTGGCGGCACGTCTTGGTGGACGAAGTGCAGGACCTGGACCGGCTGCAATGGGGCCTCCTGGAGTCCATGGCCCGCGACCTTCCGGCCACGCTGTTTGCGGTCGGAGATACCAGTCAGGCCATCTACCAATGGCGTGGGGCCGCTCCGGAATACCTCCTTGAGAATACTGACACCTTCCATGTTTTGCGGCTGGAGCGGAATTACCGCTCCGGTGTCGGCATCGTCGAAGCGGCAAACAGGTTGATCGAGCACAACCTGATGCGGCTTCCGGTGACGATGCAGGCGTGCCGGAAGGCGTCCACGCGGATTGGCCGTGCTCCCGGGATGGATAGCGCCCGTACCGCCCAATGCGTCGGCCTGACCATCGCAGAAGGAAGTGTTCCCCGCGACATCGCCGTCTTGGCGCGCAAGCATGTCCTCCTGCAGCGCGTGGCCGAAGAACTGGACGCTTTGGGCGTGCCGTACCTCTACGTGGGGCGCAAGGCCGCCCTGACCAACTCCCAACAGTTCCGGCGGTTCCACGCCTTCCTCAAGCTCTTGGTCAACCCGCGCGACAACTTCGCGTTCCTGCTGATTCGGGACGACCTGGATGTTTCGGACGACGAATATGCCGTCGTCCGGGCCCTGGCCGTGCAACTGGACATCGGCCACCTGGAGGCGTGGATAAAGACCGGATCGGGGGCGGCGATAGACTTCTTTCAGGGCTGGAACGGCGACGACTACGTCGATGAAGTAGGTGGCGAGGTCTATGCCCTTCTTCATCCTGATGACTGCGCCGATATCGAGAACGGATGCGCCGGGCTTGATGACGATCCCGTCATGTCTTTCCTTGCTGACTTCAACAAGGCCCGCCCCCTGCCCGAGCGCACCGTCTCTGCCTACCTGAACTGGCTCTCCACCTACGACGTGCAGGATGAAATCCCCCCCTCTGACCCCGAAGGCCCCGGCGTCGTGACCCTGGCCACCATCCATGGCGCCAAGGGCCTGGAATGGCCGTGCGTGATCCTGGCCGGATGCAACGAGGGCATTTTGCCGAGCGAACGCGCCGTGAGGTCCGGAGACATCGAGGAAGAACGGCGGCTTGCCTACGTGGCCATCACCCGCGCGCGGGACGTCCTGCTTATGGCCGTGCGTCCGGAGCGATCCGAAAAGCCGGGCCGTGACGGCCAGATGCGTCTGTACGAGTCCCCGGTGTCCCGGTTCGTGGCCGAGGCATGGCTATGAAGCGCCGTCCCATCACAATCGACCAAGCCGCCGTGCGCATCGCAAGGATCTTCGACAATGCCCGGGCTGAGGCCGAGGCCAAACGGAGGGACGCCCATGGCCAGCAAACGTCACAAGCGGCGTAAGTGCGGCCGCAAGCGGACCTTCCACACCGTCGAAGAGGCATGGCGGTGCCTGAACAGACTGCCAGCGGAAATGACATGGGGGCAGAAGCCGTATCGGTGCCCGGTCTGCGGAAAAATTCACTTAGGTCACTGCCCGGGCTTTTTCCGGGAGAACATCAACCTCCGGGCCTTGAGGTCCGAGAGATAGGGGGAAGGATGAACGTCAATACCAAAGCTGGAATCGCCAATGGGTTGCGCGCCAAGACCGGGATGACCGTCCCGGCGTCGTTCGATGTTTACGACGCCTTGGGCCGAATCTTTAGCGACGCCATCCGGGGCGGCGAAGAGATCAACCTGTTCGGCCTCGCCAAGATCAAGGTCATCGAGCGCAAGGCCCGCGCCGGCCGCAACCCGCGCACCGGGGAGACGGTCCAGGTCCCGGCCAAGCGGGCCTTGAAGATCACGGTCCTTCAACCGGGCAAAGAAGCCCTGGGGCAGTAGCCCCTGCCTTCCGACCGGCCGGGAAGGAAGACAAAAATCCAGGAGGAAAACCATGCTGAACACCGAACCGAGTCCCGTGCCGCAGGGCCCGCCCCTGCACGCAATCCCCAAGGCCACGAAAGCCAGGCCTCCGGCCGCCGTCAAGGGTAACATCCAGACGGCGCCCAGGCCTGCCGAGACGGCCCGCATCGCGTCCCCGTCTCCGGCCCAATCCCTGGCCAGCTTCGCCGCTGGCGTGTACGCCACGCCCCCCTTTGAGGCCGAAGTGGCCATGTCCGCGTGGATCGAGTCCGTCATGGACCGCGCCGACGCGGCCCGGGCCATGGACGCCATGAAGGCAAGGGTTTCCGAACTCGAGGCCGAGGTCATGGACTACGCCGGGGAGCTTGGCGAACTGCTGGATGAACTCAAGCGCGCCAACCTGCCGCCGGACCTGTCCTGCAAAGCCCGGGACATCCTGGTCCTGCTCGACATCGACAAGGGCGAGACCGTGGCGGCCATCGCCCAGGCCCTGCAAACCGTGGCCTATGACCTCAAGTCGCGCCGGGGCAACAAATACAAGGGCAACGTCAAGGTCAAACTGGCCTGCACCGAGGATCAGGCGGACTACGACGCCATGGTCATCTGCGCCGAGGTCGCGGCCGAAGTCCCGGCCCAGGCAACCGGCGGGCGCCTGCATCTGGCCACGGACGGCACGGTCATCACGCAGCGCGAGTGCGCCCAGGCGTTCCAGCTCAAAATGGTCGAACCCACCCCGGACCCCATGGAAGAGGCCTTCGGCATCGCCGGGAGGGCCCTGGAGGAGACGCTGCGCGCGAAGGGCGTCAGCGAAATCACCGTGGGCAAAGGTCCGGACGCGACGAAGATCCGTTTCGCCGCCAACGGGACCAAGCGGGCGGCGTAACCCCAACCTCAACCAAGGAGATGCCTTATGTCCCAGGAAGAAATCCGCAACATCGAGTTGAAAGCCATGGATGCCCATGCGCGGGCTGACAACCCCAACGACAAAGCCTTGTACTTCGCCCTGGCGGCCGCCGCTTCGGCCCTGCGCGACGATCTGCGCTAGCGCCTCCCCTCCCTCGCCTCGGGGCATTGGTCCTGGGGCGGGATGAGGCGGGGACCATTTTCCCGACGCCGGGAATATGATCGAAAAGGAGGATGTATGGGGATCGAGGGGCCGGTGTATGTAGTGACCTGTGATGAATGTAGCGTGACGATTTATGCACGGACGTCCCCCGGCGTCGTGAGCATCGCGAAACATTACGGCTGGACATTCGACGGCGACCGGGCCTTGTGCCCGGATTGCAGCGAGGAGAAGGAGAAATAACATGGGATGGGGAGACTGCGGAGAAGACAGCCGAGGCAGACCGATAGGGTACAACCACCCCGGGACGTGCGACTACCCCGGATGCAATAACCCCATAATGCGGGGCGTGGATAGCGCATGCGGCGGGATGCACGGCGATGGCGATGACTATTGCGATGAATATTTTTGCGGTGAGCATTTGTACTACGTCAGACATCCTGGCGGGCCGTTGTGTCCGGACTGCGCCGAGCTGTGGGAGAAGAAGATGGAGGAAGAGAAGTCATGACCGATGCCGAGAAGCAGGCCTTCGCCGTGATCCTGGCCGCCGCTGCGTCACAGTACAGCGAAGAAACGTGGTGCGCCGGATGGATGATGGGGCTTGAGGGCCACCTATGGGACGAAAAAAACGACAACGAGTTTTGCACGGCGTTCCGGATCGTATGTCGCCACCTGGGATTCACCATAGTGGATGGGGCGAATATTGTAGCGATACCTGGTGATGTTATGAACAATACACGGATGGTCCACTTCCTCCCCGGGCAGTCTTATTACACGGTATGCGGCCTGCTTTCGCACTTCAACGACTTTCTTTTCCAGCGGGTTGTTGACGGCCTAAATGGGATAGTCACTTCCGACCCCGCCGTCGTGACGTGCCCGGCCTGTCGGGAGTCCAAAGAGTGGAAGGAGGCGATGGACCATCTTTCCCAGCCGGGCAAAATGGTCGGGGAGGACGACAATGTCTGACATCGTGAAGTCGCCCTACGGCCTGGGAGAGCTTTTCGACATCATCCGGGACCGAGGGTGGTCCTTTGATATCAGCGGCGTGTCAAGCATCACCAGACATCGGACGGCCTACCATGTCGAGATCAGAAACTACAATGGGCACATCCTCGTCAACTGCGACTCATACATAAAAAAAGCACCTCTACCCGACGTTCTCTACACGGCGATGCGGCCGCTTTTGGGGGAAGACGATGCGTAAAGACAAGGCCGCAATCCTCGCTTTTTGGAAACCACTTCGCGGAGCGGACGGTCTTCCTTTGAGGCCGTCATGCGGAAACTGCAATCACTTGGGTTCTGACGGGGACGGGTGGGAATACAACGGGACTTGGCCGGTGTGCGAGAAATTACCCAATTATGAGAATCTACCCTCGTTCCCCTTTAAGTGCCCCATGCATTGCTTCATCCCTAATTTTTGGTCCACGGAGTTCCCATGGCTGATAACGTCTCGCGGCATAGACTCCAATGGGTCAATAGATGGGGCTTTTAGCCTTTTTCGGGATTTCCTCCGCTCCCACGGGCTGCACAACGGATATCAGGAGAAAAACCATGCCTAGCATCATCCTCTTCCCCCACGAGGCCAGGGCCGCCGCTGCCGGGACACTGCGGCAGATTTGGAGGCCCCTCCCTGTACAACCTGACCATGTAATACATTGGGACGGTGTTCGGCTCAAGGTATGGCACAACGGGGAAACTGGATACGCATGCCAGGACTACGATCCCGGCGACGTGCTGGCGTGCCGGGAGGCGTGGCGAACCGAGGCACTTGAGTCTGGGCTGGACGGTGTGATGTTCCAGGCGGACGGCGCGTTTATTGAGATTGCCAACACGCAAGCCGCATCCGAAAAGTGGATGGCAGCGGACGAGAACGGCCGGTTCAAGTCAAAATGGCGCGCCCCGGCCACGATGCCCGCGTGGGCCATCCGGTCCTGGATCAAGGTCCAGACCGTGGCCGTCAAGCGGGTTCAGGAGATGACCACGGGAGATGCGGTGGCGTGGGGCATTCTCAAAGACTGGCCCGAGGCAGGGCATTCATTCCCAGAAGGCAATAGCCTCTTGGATAATGCGCACGCCATCTGGAACCACCATCACTCTCGCCGGGGGCTTGGCGTCCCTGGCAACCCCTGGTGCTGGTCCTACACCGTCGAGCAGGCCAAAAAATAGGAGAGTCACAGCGTGAATATCTACCTGTCTTCGTCTTGGAAAAATCGCGGCCGCGTCAGGCAACTGGCGAATGATCTGCGCCGCTTCGGCCATGAAGTCTACGATTTCACCGACCCGGAGTGCAGAAAATCACCGGAAATCCCGCCGGAACGATTTCCGGAGCCGTTCAAACCGGGGTCGCACGACTATGCTGAATACATCTCTCGGCCGGAGTGGATCCAGATTGTCGCTGAAAATCGCGCCGCCATCTCGCACGCGGATTTGATCATCCTGTTGCTGCCGTGCGGCAACGATTCGCATGCGGATTGGGCGCTTGGCGTCGGGATGGGAAAGCGTTCCATCGTTGTGGGCCATCCCAGAGAAGGCGACCGCAGTCCGGTGCATCATTGGGCGGACGCCATTCTCCCGGACGATACGGCCGCGCTGGCGTGGGTTATGGCCGTCGAGCAGGCCGGGAGGCCGGAGAACAACCATGGCTGATACCCAATCTGTTGACCCCTTGGGGCGAAGCTACGATCCCGTTGCAAGCGGCGATATTCGCGAGGTCGTACCCGGCCAGTACGCAGTCGGGGTGAATAAAGAGGCGCGATTCTATGGCTGGTTGCTTTACAAACACCCTGACGGACAATGGGTGTCTTTGCGGAAGTTGTCCGTGGGAGAGTTTTCGCTGTTGAGTGAATCGTATAAATTCGGGGCGCAACATGGCTGATACCAACATCGAATGGGCCGACAAGACTTGGAATCCCATCATCGGCTGCACCAAAGTCTCGGCCGGATGCGACCACTGTTATGCCGAGCGCATGGCCTGCCGTCTCGCGCTGAACCCGCAGACGCCGCAGTACCAAAACGTGGTGAGCCTGGACGGGCGGGCCTGGAACGGCAAGACGGCGCTGGTCGAATCCGCGCTCATGCAGCCGCTCAAGTGGAAAAAACCCAGCCGCATCTTCGTCGGTAGCATGACCGACCTGTTCCACCGGGAGACGCCGGACGAATGGCTGGACCGTATTTTCGCGGTCATGGCCCTTTGTCCGCAGCACACGTTCATGGTGCTGACCAAGAGGCCGGAGGGGATGAGGGAGTATCTTGGCGCAGAATGCCGAGAGAAACGAATATGGGATGCGTATTGGGAGGTATTGTCCCGTGGAATTGGGCCGGGTTTTGCGTGGCCCCTCCCCAACGTCTGGCTTGGCGTCACGGCCGAGAACCAGGCCATGGCCGACTACCGCATTATGCCTTTACTTGGGATTCAATCGGCCGTCCATTTTGTCTCCATCGAGCCGATGTTGGGGCCGATCAAACTGGACAAATGTTGGGTTTGCAAAGGGCCAGATGAAGAGGGGTGTTGGTGTGAGCAAGATACGCAGGCCTCTTTGCGTTGGGTCATCTGCGGCTGCGAGTCCGGCCCTGGCGCGCGCCTCATGGACATCGCGTGGGCGCGGTCCCTCAAGGATCAATGCGTCGAAGCAGGTGTCCCGTTCTTTTACAAACAGGGGCCGGGCGACGACGGGCGCGTTGTGAAAATGCCCGTGCTGGACGGCCGGGCGTGGGACCAGAGGCCATGATCTCCTCCCCCCGCCCCGGACAGCGCGTCCGCATCCATTACGCTGCCGCATACGCCCCCTGCATGCCCTGGCACGGCCGGGACGCCCTGGTGGTCATCTCGGGCCGTGGCAGGCCCAGGAACCACCTCGTGGACGTCAGCGGGCACAGGATCGTGGTCCCGTGCGGAAATCTGGTGGAGGTGAAAGAACTATGACCACCTTGTCCCCTCTCGGGCCTGTCCTCTCCCCAGACTCCCTCGCCACGCTTTTTGGGGTTGCGCCTCGCCGGATAAAGGAGCGATACGCTCTTTACGGCGGGGTGAAGGTTGGCAAGGCCGTCCTGTTCTTTGAAAACTTGGTCACAGAAGAAATCAGGAGGCGTCATGCCCTACAAGTTCAAGAAGAAATGGCGCGGGCAGGTCGTTCTGCCCGACGGGCGAACGAAACAGAAGACGTGCGCGACCCGGGCGGAAGCTCTGGAGTGGGAGGCGACGGCACGGCGCGTGGCCCTGGCCCCTCCCCTGCCATCGCCCGAGATCGTGACCCCTTCGGGCTGCTTGCTGGATTGGGCGACAGCGTACCTTGCGGACGCGGTCAGGCACGCGAAGAAAACGGTCAACGAGAAGCGCAACGAGTTCCGCAGGCTGTTCCAAGCCGTTGATCCGGACACGCCATGCGCGGCCCTGACAAAGCGCATGGCCCTGGATTACCTCACGGGTCAATACCGCGAGAGGTCAGGTTACGCGGCGAACAAATGCCGGAAGAACCTTGCGGCGGCGTGGGCGTGGGCGCAGGAATTTGTGGACGATTTCCCGCAGGGGGCAAACCCCTGGAAAGCCGTCCGCAAGTTCGGTGAAGAGCGCCAGCCACGCTATGTGCCCCCGGAGCGCGACTTCTGGAAGGTAGCGGATATGGCCCAAGGGCAGGACAAGGCCATGCTCCTGACGCTGCTCTACACGGCCGCCCGCAAGGGCGAGGTCTTCCGGCTCACATGGCCGGACGTGGATTTTGCTGGGAGTCGCATCAGACTTGGCACCAGAAAGCGCCAGGACGGCTCCATGGAATGGGATTGGGTGCCGATGGATGAAGACCTGTTTACGGCGCTCCTAGCCCACAGGCAGGCCGCTGTGAACGAATGGGTGTTCGTCCAGGGCATCGGCCGCCACACCGGGAAGCCGTACACAGAAAATCGAGGGTTCCCGCAGGAATTGTGCCGGGCCGCCGGGGTGCGTGAGTTCGGTTGCCATGCTATACGGCACCTCACGGCGTCGATCCTGGCCAGCGCCGGGACGCCGGTCCACATGATCCAGGAAATCCTACGACACAAGCGCCTGACGACGACAGATAGGTACATCAAAACCCTGGATGCGGCGCGTCCGTTCCTGCGGGTTTTGGGAAGAAAACGTATCGGGAACGTACAGCAGAACGTACAAAGGCAAGAAGCCCCAGGGGCGGCAACCCCCAGGGCTTCTCTATCATCCTAA